ACCGAGATCTCCCCTCTTTCCCTACACGACGCTCTTCCGATCTAGTGCCACAAGCGGAGCCGTAACCGTTGCCGATAGTTTCGTCCCCGCTTTCGTCAGGCTTGCCGACACCTTTTGTATCTTCTTTTGGGCATTATCTAACCCTTTTGAGAGCGAGGATATGTCCGCCGCTATCTTTACCACAAGGTTTCTTATAACCGCCAACTGTCCTCACCCCCTATTTGATTATTACCCCTTGCTCTGCCGCCATTGCTTTGAGTACGGCATCACCAGCCGAGTTTGTTTTTTTCGGTTTCTTCCTTATATCTTTCAATACCTTTGAAAGGCTCGGCAACTTCTTTTGCCTTGCAAAGGCTTCCGTATGCCACGCAAGCGTGATGTTGTCCTCGAACAGTCGAGTTTCCCGCTCTCGCTTTTGCTTTGCAAGGAGCATTACTTCATACGGAGTGTAATTGCCGATTCGTAAGGGATCTATGTCAAAGAACACGACTGCCTTTTCGCAAAACTCGGAAAGGTCAAAAGCAGTCTCACTTATTCCCCCTGTTTACCTTCTGCCTTGCCGAATGCAAGCGTAAAGGCTTCGCCGAGTTTGTCCGCAATCTCGGTGATGTTTGAATACTCGTCAATAAGGTCACCGACCTTTTCAAGCGTAAGGGTTTTGTCTTCGTGGCAAAGCCCCGCATACACGATAATGAGCAAGTCTTTGATACCCACGTGCGAAAGGTCAAGCGCTGTAATGTTCTTTCCTGTAAGGTCTTCCACCTTGACGAGCGCATTGATGCCGTATCTCAATGTTCTGGGTTTATCCAGATTGATGGTTACTCCGTTCTTCATTCTTACTCTCCTTTATGAAAACTCAATTCGCCCGTACCCGTAAGTTCAAGGCTGATGCTGACCACGTCATCCACCGGGTCTTCGATTGACAAACTGCTGATGTATGCCGTTCCCTGATAGTAGTTCGCATTATCCACATACAGCTTTACGATTACGGTCGTACCTGCGAGATACGCTTCTTGTAATGCCGCTTGTCCTTGCGTATCGGTCGGAACTTCGTAATCGCCTTCCGAACTCGCAGTCCACTCTTTCAGTCCCGTGATGTAGTTTTTCCAGTCATCGCCGAGAGCGGTCGTTTCCAAAGTTTCAAGTGACAGTTCAAGCGACCAGTTCTTGATTGCGGCTACCTTTTGGTTTCCGCTCTCGCCGATAATCACTTTTCCGTTTTTACCTGCTACCGCCATTTTCGTCCTCCTATTTTTCGTTGTAATAAAACTCGAACTCGATGCTCGACAGGTACTCTTCCGTATTGAATTTCAACGCGGTGTTCCCGTTGTACTCGTAGTCCGTTTTAATGAAAACGGCTTGGATTTCCAAGCCGCACATATTTCCGTGAAAGTCTTGAAAGGCACGCTTTACCATTCTCGACAATTCTCTTGCTTTCTTGAACGTCCTGTCATGGCACACGAACTGCATCGTCTGTCTGACAAACCCCGTATCGCCTTGCAGAGCCGAATCGTAGTTGGCAAGCACGGGCGAATAAACGATTGCCGGGAGTGGCGCGTCTTCGGGGAGCATTATGGGGAATATCTTATTCCCCACACGTTCTCTTATCTGTTCGTTTTTGCTTAAATACGCATATATTGCTTGGCAGATGTCCGTCATAGTTTTCTCCCCACAGCATTCGAGATTGCTTTCACGATCTCATCGTTTATCTTGTCGATGTTTTCGTCCACGGCATTTCGTAGAAACGGGTTGGCAGCTCTTCCCCTTGCACCGAGTTCTACGAACGTGCCGTATCGGAGTGACTTGTCATAGTCTACCGACACGGTCGCTTTGGTTTCCGTGGCTCTGCCTTCGTTGAGTTTCAGACTCGCTTTCAGCGTTCCCGTATCCACGGGACAGTTTTTCCTTGCATCGTCAAGCGCAATCTTGCCGCCTGCCTTTGCTCCCGTCATAAGTACAGATGACGCGGCATCTTCCATTGCTTGGATATCTTTCACGAGTTTGTCTGCGCCTTCCACTTTCGTTTTAACCTTCCGTTGCTTTGCGCTGTAACTCATCGTTCACTATCTCCTTGCAATTGAGTATTGTGGCTTTATGCCCCGTTTTATCGTCCGAAACTCCGATTATTTCATATAACGAGTTTCCGTACCTAACGCGATTTAGAACGGTCACGTTAGTCGTGTATCGGAGCGTTATCTTCACCACCGTTTCCGCTGAAACTTGTTGCGCCGTGTAATACTCCGTACCGCTCACAGGCTCGATACTCGCCCACCTTACGTCCGTTGTCACCCATGTTCCTTCTTGTCCACCGAAATCATCTCGCTCCCACACAAAGGTCAGGATTTCCACCTTTCGGTTTAGTCTTCCTATATCCATCAGAACCTCTCTTTCCTGTAGGCGAACAGCATTCGCCTGACAAGGTCAAGGGTTTCAGATATATCGATACCCGTCTTATCCTTGGAGATTTGCCTTTCTTCGTAAAGCGTGGCTACGACTATAAGCATTGCTTGCCGCACGGTTTCGGGAAGAGGTTCGATTTCCGCAAGCGGTCTTCGAAGCACGTCTTCCGTCAGTTCCCGCGCCGCTACTATAAGCGAGGCTATGAGATTTTCCTCGTCATCGCCGTCAACTCTCAAAAACTCTTTGGCTTCTTGAAGAGTAATCATACTCATACCTCCCTATTGTTTTTTGGTTTACGCGCCTCTCTTTGCAAGAGTGACGAACGGCGAAACGGTCGCGCTACCCTTGTAAGGAGTGAGCGGTTTCGTCCAGATAGGTTTGCCGTCAACCCTGTAGATGAAACGGAACACGTTCTCATCGTAAAGGAATCTGACGTGAATGGAACTTGCCGACTTAATGCCGCCCCTATCAATGAGAAGGTACTGACCGATATCCGCAAGGATAATGTCTCCTACTTCGCCTGCGGCACTGCACTGTTCGATAGGTACGACAGGTCTGCCAAAAAGTGTGCCGTAGGGTTTCTCCGAAAGACCGCCTGCCGGGATATACACGGGTTTATCTCCGATTTTGAGCGTGTAAAGATAAGGTTCAAGTTCTTGGTTGATATACCACACCGCATTCGCTCTGGAACGAGACCACAGTCTGTTCCACATCTTGATGAGGTTCTCCACGGTGATTGTATCCGTCTGGCTTGCTTCTTTTGCCACGGTCACGATTGCGCCGCTGTTGAGAATTCCGAGCGGTTCGCCCTCGCCGCTACCCGAAAGAATGGCATCGTCAATTTTGAACCCGAACTCTTCTGCGAATGCCTGACGAATAACGGCTTCGAGTGCCGCCGCGTCCTGCAAAAGTTCATCGGTCGCATAGCAAAGTCCCGTGAGTTTTTTAAGCGACAGTTCCATCTGTCTGAACTTGGGTTTGCTTGCGGTGAGTTCGTCTGCCTCTCCTTCCCAGTAGGTCTGAACACCGCCCCAACGAGAACCGTTTGCACGACTGTCTTCGTCAATGGCATTGATTTTCATGCCGTTCGCGTTTGTGCTGATAGGAATCTTTTTGACCTTGCTTGCGAGAATACCCGTTTCATAGGTTCTCTTCAAGAGTTCGGTCACAAAATCCTGCTGTACAAGGAAACCGCCGTCCGAGGGAGTGGTTTCGTTAAGACCGCTTGCCGCTCTCGTGGAAAGTCTCTCGTCCACTTTGCCGCCCGGCATTGCCGCTCTATATGCTGCCATGAGCTGTTCTCCGAAAGACGCGAATCTCTTTTCGGTGTCCTTGGCGGGAGTAGGTTTTACTTCGGGTTTCTCGGTCGAACGGTCTTCGGGTTCGATAGCGAGAAGTTTTTCCGCTCTGCCGATACTCTCATCCCACGCACGGATTTCCTCTTCATACTTATCGATGTCCTTCTGCTCTTCTTCGGAGAGGAAACGGTCTTCGGCTTCCGCCTTGTTAAGCACAGCCATCGCCTTGAGTCTTGCATCCTCTCTCTTTGCTTTCATTTCGAGAATTTTCTTCATATTCATCTGTTTTCCTCCGATTAAATGATTTTGAATTTTGCTTGCAGGTTCTTGAGTTTTTCCTGCTGTTTTGCCTTTTTAACTGCGTTCCCCGTTTCTTCCGCTACTTTGCGTTGCTCGGTCTTATACACGTCATATTCTTGCATTGCACGAACACCGACATCGGTTGCCGTGTATGCCGGGAACGTTACGGGCGAGACGTCAAACAAGCGAACCTTTTTGAGTTCTCTCGTATCGATTCCGTCTTTGGATGACCATTCATCGTCTTCCACAACGAAGCCGATTGACATCTGCGAAATATCCCCACGGCGGATGCTCGTGGTGATGTCCCTTGCCCAACTCGTGTCAGGCGGAGTAATGCGGACACGGAGTCCTACATCGTCTTCTACGAGTTCAAGCGTTCCCGCTCTGTTTCTGCCGAGTACATAGTTTGGATCGTGATTGAACAAAGCGCGGATATCATCTCTGCCGATGCTCTCCGCAAACGCACCCTTTCGCACTTTCTCTTTGAACGGGAAAATGCCACCCAAGGTTTCAGACCACGAATCGAAAACGGCGGCATGTCCTTCGATACACGTTCCGCCGTCACTTTCGTTTATTCTTATTTCCTTTAGCGGGAGCATTCGGAGTTCCTTTTTGTTCGTTTTCTTCTCCATTGCTACCTCCTTCGTCTGGATTGTTTTGTTTGTTCTGCTGTCCGACCTGTGCAGACATCATCGAACCATTGACGAGATAATCGTCACCGCCCTGTTCCGCCGGGACAAGACTCATATCTTCAAGCCGTCTTATATCGTTGATAGACAACCACCCGTTTTGCCGTCCTATGGAATAGCCTTCCATTCGGGATTTGTAGTCTCCGCGCAATAGTCCGTCCACATTGAACTTGGCGAAATACAAAAGCCGTTCTTTCTCGTCAAGGAGTGAACGGCTTATCTCTTGCTCCCACCTTACAAGCCACGGCCGTATGGTGTGCTGAACAAACTCTATAGATTGGTGTTCTATGTTGGAAAAGGTTGCCCTTTCAAGGTCTCCGACAAGGTGCGGCGGAACACGGAAGATACGGCATATCTCGTTCACTTGGTACTTTCTCGTTTCCAAGAACTGTGCGTCTTCGGGTGCGATGCCTATAGTGTGGTATTTCATACCTTCTTCAAGAACCGCCACCTTATGGCTGTTTCTCGTCCCCTGATACACTTGATTCCAAGACAGTCGGAGTTTTTCGGGATCTTTGAGCGTGCCGGGGTGTTCCAACACACCGCCCGGTCTTGCTCCGTTACCGAAGAACTTCGCTCCATACTCTTCCGTTGCCAAGGCGAGTCCAACCGCCTCTCTTGCTTGCGCTATGGGACTTAAGCCTTTCACTCCGTCTATGGACATCGCTTTGATATGGAAGATTTGGTCTGGTCGGTAGACATAGGTTTTGTTGGTTATTTCGTCCGAATAGGTATACTTAATCTTGCCCGTAGTGCTGTCACGCTCCACTACCATTTGGTTCGGCTTTAAGTACCACAGTTCGGTCGTATGACCTTGTTTTCGGATGATTCTTGCGTATGCGTTACCCCACAAAAGGAGCGATGTCATCATCGTTTCTCTGAACTCGAAACTCGTCATCTCTTCGTTCGGGAACTCATAAAGGCAAGAAAAAAGCGGATGTTGCTCCGCCATTTCATTCTTACCGCCTCTTCCTTTCTTAAATAGGTGTAGCGGTAAACTCGCTATTGTCTCCGCCAAGATCTTCACGCAAGCATAAACGGCGGAAGTTTGCATCGCCCGCATTTCGTCCACATTGATACCGCTGTTGCTGTTGCCGATAAAGTCGACATCTACACCCCTGATGAACTCTTGCATTTCCTTTGACGGTGCGGTTCGTTTCTCTTTTTTAGGAGCGTCTCTGCTCCGTCCGAATATTCCCATTTTACCTCCATAAATGCCGAACACCGCCTTTGTTTTGGCGGTGTCCTTGCTTGGTTTTTCTATGTTATACGATTGCGGTGTATCTCGGATAGGAGAACCCCTCGCTGTTGATTAGGATTTTGTAGTTTCTATCCTTGCATTGGAGTGCTATCATGTGCCACACCCCGTCTTCGTCTATCCTCATTAGATCCTTGTTTTCCTGCACCCATTTGCAGTCTTCGAATAGGTCGTTCGCTATCTTATCGAACTCGGCTGCAGTCAGGTGGATTGTTTTCTCCACCTTGACTTCCGCTTGCGGCATTTCCTTGCCGTGCATGTATTTGTATTCAGCTACCGCATCGTGCCAATCCTTTATGTTTGCTACCTTTCTCACGATTATTGCTTTCATCTCTGCCACCCCTTATTTATTCGTTTTGGCGGCTTTCCTGCCGAGTTCGTAGGCTTCTTCGAGCATTGCCTTTATGCTCCACACACTCATTTCGATGAAGTCTTCGCTGTCGCTGTTTCGGGTTTCGAGGTCACCTCTTTCTTCGATGCTGTATGTGTTCTTTTTTGCGATTTCGATGAGTTGTTTTTTCATTGTTTTGCTCCTTTGTTTTTGTACCTACAATATACCGTAAACAATCGAAAGAGCCCAGCGAAAACGCGTGAAAACACAAAGAATTAACAAACAAAAACAAGGACTAACCCGCCCTGTCGGACGGTCGGATTTTTTGTCTTTTTCGGTCGTTTTTAGTCCTTTTTTAGCGGTTTGCTATCGATAAGTGCCATTAGCGTATTGTCGATTGCTTTCCATTCGGCATTGCATATCAGCTCGGCGTATTGTCCTTGCATCTGGGAGCGATACATCTTTGCCTGATGCTTGGCGAACTCGTCTGCTATGATTTCGGGAGCGTGTTCTACATCGGCGAGTATCGTTGCTTTGAGTTCTTCGACCTTGGCATCGTATGCCTTGTTCTCGTCTTCGGTTGCGTGGGTGTGGAAGCCGTGACTGTAGCATTTGAGTGTTCTGAAGATGTCCTTTTGTTTTGCCATTGTTCTGCCCTCCTTATGCCACCGTGATGTATCCGTTTTCGTCCATCGTGTATCCGAGTTTGATGCCGTTTCTTTTCGCGTAGTCGATAAGGACTTCGATTGCCGTTCTGTAGTCTTCGACCGCATCCGTGTATCTTACTTTTTTGTAGTGGTTATGGTCTCTCACGAGTGCGTTGAGTTTGTTTTTGCAGTAGTTGCGGATTTCCTTTTTCGTTTCCATTTTTATGCTCCTTTCGGCTGTTGCCCTTGCTTTGTTTTTGTACCTACAATATACCGTAAACAACCGAAAGAGCCCAGCGAAAACGCGCTAAAACACAAAGAATTAACAAAGAAAAAGGGCTTTGTTTTTGCCCTTTATTCGATGGTAAAATCTTCGATTTTCTCGTACTTTCTCTCTACCATTATGCCCTTTTCTTCAATGTGCTTTTCCATACTCTCCGTTGTCGGGAACTTGGCAAGCATCTGAAACCGCATTTTAGGATCGGTGTACACGATCAGCTTCGTATATCCACCTTTCACCGCCTTTTTGTATTCCTTTTCGTCATCGATGATTCCCACCAGTGCCGACATAAAAAGTTCGGAATCTATCGGAAGATCCGCATAAATGCCCGTCATCGGATATCTCTTGTAATATTCGACCGCAGCGGCTTTGAGTAGTTCGTCCATTTTTCTTCTTTCTTCGATCGTTCCATCGAAGTCGATGTCAGCCGCTCCGCCATCACCGCTGTCATTATACCATCCGACTTTCTTGCCTTTATAATAGATGCTGCCTTGAACTCCGTCCCAGTCTCTTCCCCGAAAGGTTCTTATGCCTTTCAAGGTAAATCCAAATATGCTTGCCATTAGTTTTCCTCCGTTTTTTGGTCGTACACTTCAATGGTTATCTTCATACCCGTTCGGAAGCCAAGTCTATATGCCCTATGCTGTTCGTTTCCCATTCGTTCGATGACTTCTTCCATAAACTCGTTAAGGAGTGTCATCTGCTCTTCGGATAGGCTTTCTTTCAGTTTGGCATACAGTCGTTCTTCTTTTGTGGACGATGGCAAGGCTTTGTAAGCATCTCGCCCGATGTTCTGTCCGTCATAGATTTTCTCGATTAAACTCATTGATTGTTCCACCTTTTATTTGGTATCACAAACAATAGCGCGTTCGCCGAGGAAAGTCCAGACGAAAATGCCCCGAAACAAAAGAATTATCATTTAATCGTAGATTTCGACACCATCACGGATATGTTTTACCTGCACCGCCGGACAGAGTTCCTTGTAGCGTCTGACAATAACATCGCAATACTTCGGTTCGAGTTCTATGGCACAGCATTTGCGGTTCAGTTGTTCCGCCGCCACCAAGGTCGAACCGCTACCGCCGAATGGTTCAAGCACGGTATCCCCTTCGTGGCTACTGTTGTAGATGAGCTTAGCACAAAGGGTTATCGGCTTCATTGTCGGATGATCGGCGGACTTGGACGGCTTATTGTCGAGAATGACCGAAGTCGGTTGCTCGAACAGTTTATCGATAAAGTCCACAAGGTCGGCTTTGCTCATCTTTCTTGCATTCAACCTTACATCTTCATAGACCGTTGAAAGCGTTCTGTCGTTGATGAAATAATGCCCGGCGCCCTCTTTCCATCCGTATAGGATAGGCTCGTGTATCCACTGATAGTCCTGTCTGCCAAGCGTAAAGTGGTTCTTATACCACACAAGGGTTTGCGCGTATTTGAAACCCGCATTCGCCATCGCCTTGATGAAATTTACAGATTCTTTCGTGCTATGGAACACATAAACGGGTGCGCCCCTTTTTAGGTTTGCTTCCGCTGCCTTGTAAAAACTCAAAAGGAACTGGTAGAACTCGTCTTCGGAGAGATTGTCGTTTGCGATGTCTCTGTCTTTTCCGTTTATCGTTCCGCCGTAGTCCACGTTGTAAGGCGGGTCGGTTACCATAACATCGGCATATTTGTCTTCCAAGACCTTTGCCACATCTTCCTTTTGTGTGCAATCGCCGCAAAGCAGTCGGTGAGCACCAAGTATCCATAGGTCACCGCGTTTGGTCTTCGGTTCGACAATCTCTTCTATGGCTGTTTCGGCATCGAAATCGTCTTCGTGGACATTCTCCATACTGCCGCTACCAAACAGTTCTTGTGCTTCGGCAAGGTCAAAACCCGTGAGTGTGATATCGTAACCGCTCCCGTCAAGGTCTTTCAAAAGGTTTGCCAATAAGTCGTTATCCCACTCGCCGCTGATTTTGTTCAATGCGATGTTGAGTGCCTTTTCCTTCTTTTCGTCAAGGTCAACCACCACGCAGTCGACTTCTTCGTAGCCGAGGTCTTTCATTACCTTTAGCCTTTGGTGGCCGCCGACAACCGTTCCCGTTCGCTTGTTCCATATAACGGGTTCGACATATCCGAACTCTTGAATACTTCGTTTGAGCTTCTCGTACTCGGCATCGCCCGGTCGCAAGTCCTTACGAGGATTGTACTCGGCGGCTTTAAGTTCGTCCACCTTTCTTCTCTCTATTTTCATTCATTCCTCCTGTTTTGGGTATGAAAAAACCGCACTCGGTTTGAGTACGGTTTTTCTATTAAATATTTGATTATCCTTGATTTATCCAATTCAACACATTACTAACGGCTTCAAGATAAAGCACACATGAATGCTTGTTAACATCCTGATTCCTATTTTTTAATTTAAGATATTCTTCTCTTATCCAATTCCATCCATTTTGGTATTCCAATATTTCCGACAGTTTTTCTTCTATTCCTCGGCTCAATACTCTTGGTTCAAAACTATAATTGCCTTGGCTTTTGTTATTCCGTAAGTAATAATAACCATTTTCCACTCTATCTTCATCGTAATAAATAATTGCAAAGTCGCAACTGTGTTCTATTTTCTTATTTTCCTTATCTACAACTTTTATTGTTATTGCCGATGTAGAATCTTGTGGATTAGAATACTTTGTTCCTTTTAATGCCTTCTTAAAAGATTCAATAAACTGTTTTTTGACAACATCCGCCAAATAATGATAGCCTTCTTCGGGTGCTGGCAAAATGAGATTGTAATCAAAATCGTATCCACCATTACCATTTACCACTCTTGTGATTAGGTGGCGTTTACCACTTCCTATTAAACGAAATTGGAAAGAGGTATTATATTGGGTTCTCATTTCCTTTTGAACACGATTGATGATTCTTTCAAGTTCTTCTCTTACTGGCTGGTATTCAGCCTTGGTAACATACTCAAACATAAAAAACTCCTTCGCCCATGCCTCCCATTTGGCATCTATCGCGCCAAATCGGATTATTATATTCAATCCGCCATCATTTGTCAAGGTTTTTATGCTGCTTTTTAATAAAAAATTGCAAATTTACTTGATTCTCTTATTCTTCTCTTTATCGAGCAATTCATCTATATTGCGACCGCCATAGAATATGTGAAATACTACAACCTCTTGCATTTGTTCGTTTGGATAATAAAAAACTATGTAATTATCTATTATCAGTTTTCTTAATCCTCGACTATGCCAAGGTTCTTTTTCAAACAGCGGAAACCTGTTCGGCATTTCGTCTAATTTTTCCACTTGGTCAAGTATACGAGTCACTTGATTTTTTGCCGTTTCGGGAACGAGCAGCACTTCTGCAATATAAGAATAAATATCCTTGAATTCTTGCTTAAACTCTGGAGTAAGGATTACTTTCCATTCGCTCATAACCCTATTTCCTTCGTCATCTCTGCTCTAAAATCAGCAACATCCGTACATAAACCATCCGCATATGACTTTGCCGCTTGGTCCATAAGTGCGTTAAACGCTTCGTCAGTAAGCGAACCAACCGCAATCGGCTTATTAATGTCGGGAAGTTTCATTTCGAATGGAATTTTTCTCTGCAAGGCTATTTGACGAAGATAAATCTCCATAGCCGTGGCCATAGATATTCCCAATTGATCCAAAACGGTCTCGGCTTGAGCCTTAATACCGGGATCTACCCTTGTAAAAACATTTGCTGTTCTTGCCATCTCTAAAATACCTCCATTACATAGTATTCTTTTGATAGTTCTATTATATACTATTTGATTGCGTTTTGCAAGCATTTTGCCAATACAATATTCGATTTAACGTAAATTTTCACATTAAATCGCTTTACAATGAGAAAAATTTTCCCATTTTCTGCTGTTCAGGTGAGAAAATGACACTTTTCTCTGACTCCGAAGGTGTCATTTTGGCACTTTTGCAGTCTCGCATAGTGCCAATTCTTATATCACAATGATTCCGCGTTCGTTATATACGCTATCAGTCGAGCCTTCGTTTCGGATTGCTCGGTCAAGCGCCATAACGGTCGCAACCGCGCCGTCTATTCGTTCGGTGGACTTTTCCTTGTCCATCTTGATATTTCCTGCCGGGTCGGTTCGGACATACACGTTATCCATCATCCATCGGAGCGGAACATTCCCGCCGTGCGCTATTTTCTGCTCCAACACAAGTTTCATCAGTTCCTTTGTCGGCGGACTCATATCCTTAAAACCCTGACCGAATGGTACGACCGTGAACCCCATTCCTTCCAAATTTTGAACCATCTGCACCGCTCCCCACCTATCGAACGCAATCTCTTTGATGTGGTATTTCGTGCCGAGGTCTTCGATGAAGTTCTCAATATATCCGTAGTGGATGACATTGCCCTCCGTGGCGATTACTTGTCCACGACCGAGCCAAGTATCGTATGGAACGTGGTCGCGTCTTACTCGCAAATCTATCGTGTCTTCTGGTATCCAAAAGTACGGAAGAATGCTGTATTTATCGTCATCGGCTGTCGGTGGGAATACCAACACGAATGCCGTTATGTCGGTGCTTGACGAAAGGTCAAGTCCGCCGTAGCACTCTCTGCCGAGAAGTTTCTCCGCATTTACCGCAAAATCGCATTTATTCCAAGCGTCCATCGGCATCCACCGCACATTCTGCTTTACCCATTGATTGAGCCGCAGTTGTCTGAACAAGTTTTCTTCCGCCGGGTTCTCTTTTGCCGAGTTAAATGCCGTTTTCAGTTTATCTATATCGACCGTGACACCAAGAGACGGGTTGGCTTTATACCACACCTTTTCATCTCCCCAATCGTCATCGTCTTCCGCTCCGTATATGACAGGATAGAATGATTTGTCGTGCTTTCGTCCTTCTATGATGTCCTTGGCTTTGGAATGGACTTCCCAACATATCGAGTTGCGATCCGTCCCGGCTGTCGTTATCAAGAAGAAAAGCGGTTGCTTTCGTGCGTCACCGGAGCCGTGTAGCATTACGTCGTATAATGCTCGGTTCGGCTGTGCGTGTAACTCATCGAATATGACACCGTGAACGTTGAGTCCGTGTTTGGTATAGGACTCTGCCGAAAGCACCTGATAGAACGAGTTAAGTGGCAAGTACACGAGCCGCTTTTGCGAAATTATCGGTTTGATTCGCTTTTTCAATGCCGGGCATTGCTCTACCATCTGGCAAGCAACATCGAACACAATCGATGCCTGTTGTCTGTCGGCTGCACATCCATATACTTCAGCACCCCACTCGCCGTCACCCGCAAGGAGATAAAGTGCGACAGCGGCGGCGAGTTCGGACTTGCCCTGTTTCTTACGACGCTCTTCCGATCTTGTGTTGTATTGTCGGTATCCGTTTGGCTTTACGGTCCCGAATACATCCGATATGATTTGAGTTTGCCACGGCAACAAGTCGAAGTTCTTGCCGTGCCATTCCCCTTTGGTGTGCTTGAGCATATTGATAAATGTGATTGCCCTTTGTGCAAGGTCAGGGTTGAATAGTTCGCCGTTTGGTTTTGTAATTATCTTACTCTCTCCCATTCAACCTCCATAAACGACAAGAAGAGAGACATTGCTATCTCTCTTCTCGAACACACAGTATATTATCTTTATTGTTTCTTTTTCCGCATTTCCGTATCTTCCAAGGCTCCTTTTAGGTATTGTGGATCAAGTCCGCAGTCGTGATACCCTTCTTCTATCGTCCTGTAATACGATGCGTTGGGGTAATCTGGCAAGCCTCGGTTCATAATGTACACCATTGCGGTGACTTCCGTCCCGTCCGACATCGTCACTTTGATATCTTCCTTGCGATAAAGGTGCGGATACCCTTCGTATCTGTCGAGTGCGGTCTCGTCTCTCGGTTGTATTTCCCATACTCCGACGGGTACTTCCTTGCCGATCTCTGGCTCTATTGTTGCCACACACCTAAATGTCAGTTGGTAGTCCTTTATAGTACCGATACCGAACACCTTGGCGGTCGGACACCTACGAGCCATTTGCCGCAAGTTTAGGTTGCTGCCATAAGCCACATAAAGTCTTTTTTTCATAGATTTTATCTCCTTGTATTTCATAGGGTGGCTTATGCGGCCACCCTGTTAGGTCTTCCGTTCTTGAAGGCGATGTCTCCGTCAAGGCTTTCGAGTAGGAACTGTCTTGCCGTTTTGAACTCATCGCCTATCATTCCCATACGGAGTAGCCAAGTCCGCATGGTGTATTTTTCGTTCGTGCTTGCGGTCTTCCTTGCGCTTGCCGCATTTTGCGTCAGTGCTTGGTGACTGATTGCAAGGCACAGTTGTATGTAGGTCTTTATCTTACCTGCGTGGGTTGTTCCGTTGAAGCATCTGAACTCTATGCCTTTGCCTTGCCATAGGCTATGCAGGTTGAGTGCGTGGTAGCGACTGATATCGTAGTGAGTTGTTCTTCTCGATGCTCCGTTATACCATAATCTTTCGATGCCCGATTCGGTTGTCGGTTTTCTGCGGTTCAGGTTTGCTACGAACCCCTCTTCCGTTTTTTTGCACCATCTGTCCGCGCGGTTTTGGCTTACTCCCAAGGCTTTGAAGAGTATGTCTTCTTTCGCCGTCATGATGTTTACAAGGTTTCGTAGCGTCTTTGCCGTGTGATTCGTTGCATCTACGTGTACGTGGATTCCGCAGCTCGCGTTCGCTATCGCTCCGTTCTTTCGGAGCAGCCGGATAATCTCCTGCAAGGTTTCGATGTCATCCCATCCGAGTATCGGTGTTACGAGTTCGCATTTGTATTCATCGCTCAAGCGGTTGTCGTTTTTGTCTCTTGCATCGATGCTGCTGTCGTACATCGCCGTCCATTTTCTGCCGTCTCTATCGCGCACCGAGTATTTATTGTACCCTGTGCCTTCATATGTTGACGTTGTTTCGAAGTAGTCAGCGATGACTTTTGCCGCGTCTCTTCTCGTGATGCCCGTGAGCTCGATTTCGACTCCGAATTTTTGGTTTTTCATACTGTGTGTTCTCCTTTTTTGGTGTGCTTTCCGCACCCCTGTTTTGTAACACAACAATACCGTAAAGGTTTGAAAGAGCCCAGCGAAAACGCGCCGAAACACAAAGAATTAACAAAGAATTTTGCGATTATTTTTATGGACTTTTAGAACGCTCCGTCAAGGTCGATAAGGTCTACCGTTTTGCGGATTTCGGCAAGCGCCGCCGTGTAACTTCCGCAGTTTTGCACCCTCTCCCACATATCGTTGTAGTCGCTGATTCGTCTCGCCTTGCGGAGTGCGTCCCTTGCTTTTCCGATAATGAAGTAGATGTTTCCTTCCGGACCTTGACTATGGATTTCAACCCTTGGTTTGTTCATAGTTGTCACCTCCTATCAAGTCAAACAAAATACCGTAAAGGCGATCGAAAGTCCAGTATATAATTTGTCAATTTCGAAACTTTTCCCGCATTTTGCGAATTCGCCTTGAAACCTGTGCTTGACTCATCCCCACAATTTCACCGATTTCTCTTTGTCTCTTTCCTTGACGTATCTCTCGAAGTATTCTTTGGTCTTTCGGAGTTTGTTTTTCCTCGAACTCTTTTAGCATAATTTGAGTGATGATTTCATCTTCGCTCTGGCTTTCGTCTTCTATGACGTCGGCAAGAGTAAGTACGCTGTCTTCGGCGTCCCTGCCTATTACCATGTTCAGCGATACTTCGTGCGGATAGTGTTTGCTCGTTTTTCGGATAAACATCAGCATTGCGTTCCGTATGCACATAGCCGCGTATGTACTGAATCGGACACCCCTGCTTTCGTCAAAGGTGTCCGCCGCCTTGCATAGTCCGAGCATTCCCTCGGAGATGATGTCTTCCTTGTAGTTTTCTTTTATGGGACCATCACCGATTTTTCCGTACATATGGTAGACGAGTCGCATATTGTCCGTGATGAGCTTATCCCTTGCTGACGGCATCGTTTAGTTCCTCCGCTTTATCTACGATTTCCCAAGCAAGGAAGTCTTTCCCGAAATGTCCGCCTACTGCCGTCTGTGCATACACGGGTTTCTTAAGGTCGAGTTTTTCAATCGTTCCCGCTACCGAAAGGTCAAAGACCTTTTCGATTGCTTTCTTGATGAGAACTTCGCTGACCGTTCCCGTGTAAAAGGTATTGACGTCAACGCTGGTCGGTTTAGGAACACCGATAGCATAAGAAAGCGCGACTTCGCACTTCTCTGCAAGGTTCGATGCAACGATGTTCTTTGCAATGTACCTTGCGAGATATGCGCCGCTTCTATCTACCTTGCTTGCGTCTTTACCGCTCATCGCTCCACCGCCGTTATGAGCGATTCCTCCATAGGTATCTACCATAAGTTTTCGCCCGGTCAGTCCCGTATCCGCAACAAACCCGCCGATTACGAATCGACCTGACGGATTGACAAGTATTTCGGTCTTGGAAATGTCGTACTCCGCAAAAACGGGAGCAATCACCTTTTCCTTAATCTCCGTTGTCAGTTCATCGAGCGGTTTGTCTTCTCGGTGCTGTGCCGACACAACGATGGACACGATTCGAGAGAACCTGTCCCCGTCATACTCTACCGACACTTGGCTCTTACCATCGGGCAAAAGTCCCGCTATAACACCATTAACGCGACATTCGGTGAGCCTATCGGTCAATCGATGAGCGAGTTCTACCGGGAGCGGCATATAGTTTAAGGTTTCGCTTGACGCATAACCATAGACGATGCCTTGGTCTCCTGCACCCTGTTCTTTCTTGCCGACTGCTCCCGCAATATCCGCGCTCTGCTTATGAATGCGGACTTCGTATTCGATGTCGTTTGCATCGTAGCCGACTTCGGCAATCACACATCTTGCAATGTATTCGTAGTCGACTTTCGCCTTGGTCGTGATCTCCCCGGCAATAAAGCATTTGTTATGGGCAAGCATTACTTCGCAAGCCACTCTGCTGTCTTCGTCTTGTTCCAGACACGCATCGAGAATGCTGTCTGCAATAAGGTCTGCAAGTTTGTCAGGGTGACCGCAAGTCACCGACTCTGCCGTATAGATATGTTTAATCATTGATTTGTCCTCCATCATCCTCCAACGGAAAGTTCTATCCATTGGGACTTTTGCTTGTTCTTCTAATTGAAATCTTCGCTCATAGTCGTGAACCGTGCGTCCGTTCCCCTTGAATGAAATCGGGCTATCCAAGTCCCACGCTAATAATTTCGCCCACAGTTTCGGGTACTGTTTTCGCAGCAAGCGTAGCTGCGCCGTAGATTGGTTATGGCAAAACCAACACCCGCCACGCAGCGATGTTTCGTAGGTCGGACTTAATAGTCCGTTCTCCTCACACCACTCTCGACACATCTTTTCCGTCCACCCGTATTCCACGAGCGGACTTCTTTTCGATTCGGTCAGATTATGAAATCGTTTGGGTTCGTCTATTGCTATTCCGATATACACAATCGCATTTCTCTGCACCTTTTGAAGCACGGACTGTTTTAGCCGTCCCGTACACCAATTCCCCTTTTGCATTGGAAAACCATATATTTTTCCCGCATATAGACTCTTTTCCCCGTTACTTACAGAATAAAAGTAGTCTTCGTAGGACTTTGGCGATGAGATATGCTCAACTCGGATTCCATACTTTTCATAGATGATTTTGTCTGCTTTTTCTTTGAAAGCAACCATTGGCGGAAGATCCGCGTGTATCGTATCCGTTGCCATTATCTCCACGTGGACAATTCTATCGAGTGGAAGATTGTGTCTGTGTATGACTTCGAGCATTGCAAGGCTGTCCTTGCCGTAACTAATGCTTGCTATATACTCCATTACTCGATTTCGCCTAAAAATAAAGCCTTGAAGATTGACTCCAAGACTTGAACCACTATTCCGTTGCCCGCTTGCCTGTATTGCTGCGTTCCGCTTATCTTTGCCGCAACGATTTTGTCTATCTGTTCATCTTTCCACCCCATAAGGCGAAGACACTCTCTCGGTGTGAGCTTGCGGATTCTCACATTCTCGGTGATCACCGCGTTTCCGTCACCGCAAGTCAAGGTGTGCGCTACTCCGTTACCCACTCGACCACGCTTGGTCTTGCTGCCGGGATATGTAATGTTGACATAATCGCCGGGATTGGCTTCTTCGTAACCTTTCTTGTTTGCCACATTCACCTTGACAGGAGTTTCGAGTTTTAACACAGCAGAACTTCCGGACGGAGAGCTGCATTGCCCTGTGAGCGTTGGAGCAACGTCTTTTATCTCGGTCTTGTTATAAGCCACGAACATCTCCGGGACATACCCTTTTTCTTCGATAAATTCGTTATATCTTCGGCTTACATAGTCCTGTTTGCCTTCTTCAATCACAAGATTGTCCTTTTGAACCGTGGTCAAAGCATTACAAAGACCTTTTTCGTTGATTTCAAGTCTCTGTTCGGTCGGCACTCCCGCCGTTCTGTCGGATGAATCTTCGGGGTTTCTTCCACGCATTGCTCCAACAACGGGAAGAATTGCTGTCTTGAACCCTTCCGGTCGAGTAGTAAGAGTCGGACACACTCCGCTCTTGTTCACTTTCTTATTGAAAGCGTCTATAGTATCTCCTACTTCGCACTCGTTCTCTTTCAGCGTTTCGAATGCTTGCTTATAAAAGCGTTCTTTCGGCTCGGCCGTGTCGATGATGATAGGAGTTTGACCGCCACCTTTGCCCATCGCCTCGGTGAGCGTTGGACTAATGCCGTCCGTTCTCGGTGTTTGGTGCTTTTGCAAGCCACCAAGCACGAAGTCTTCGGCTATTTTCAGTTCGGTATTGCCGCCCTGCTGACAATGCACGGTCGGAGCGATACCATTAGGTTCATACACACGCTTGCTGATATCGTGCATCTTGTCCCACTTACCGCCTACCACTTCTCCGACCTGAACGCATTGCGGTCCGCGCCAATCTCTTGCAAGAAGTGTATTTGCGAGCCCGTCACCGGGGCGAATACTGTCTCTTCGGCTGTTAAATGTCGAACGAAGTATGCTCCGTATTGTGCTTTCCTTGAGATAGAACCTTTCATCGACCGTTTCGTCAATCATATCTCGCAAACGAATAGTCAATTCTTTGGGTTTTGGGAACACAAAAGGCTTGTGCTCACCCCTGATAGATACGCAGAAAACCCGTTCTCGGTTCTGCGGAATGCCGTAGTCCTTGGCATTCAACACTTTCCAATAGTTTGTGTAGCCGAGTTCGGCGAGAAAATCGAGCCATTTATCGAAGTCCGCCTTGAACTTCTTGCTGACAAGGTTCTTGACATTCTCAAGCAATAGGCATTTCGGAAGTGTTCCCTTTTCCGATGCAACACGCAATAACCGCTCGACTTCAAACAGCAATCCACTGCGAGTGCCTTCCTTAATGCCCGCGCCCTTGCCTGCGACCGATATGTCTTGGCACGGAAACGAATATGTCCAAAGGTCAGCGTCCGGGAGTTCTTCTATCTTGCGGATATCTCCGAGGTTGTTGGCTTTTCCGTGCATTGCTTCGTAACTTTGAATTGCATACTTGTCTATCTCGCTTATCGCCACGACTTTATGTGCAATACCGATATTCGTTAATGCTTGTGTTTGCGAACCGATACCTGCGAACAGTTCAATCAGTCGCAACGGATTTTCGGTTGTGTATTCCGTCATGCTTTACCCCCTAATAGTTTTTCCATAATGTCATCGTTGGGGTTTGTTTCGTCCCACTTCGACAGTTTGCTTTCTCGTACCACGATGTAGATTTTGCTCCACACTTCGTTGGTTTGTTTGAGATACTGTTGCGCCATACCCACGAACGGGGACGGCATCGGCTTGCCGTTCTGGTCTTTTACGAGCAGTCCGTGCTTGGTGTTCATATCTTCGCATTCAAGCCATCTCGCTTTGCAAAATGCGTACTCTTCCAAGTTGTACGGCAGTATTCCTTGCGTACACCCGATGCTTTTCAGCCATGCGTACACGGTCTTGTATATCTCTTTTGCTTTGGCTGATAAATAAGAAGGCGGTTCGCTCGGTAGTTCCAATCCGTTGTCGGTTGTGAAGTTCACGACTTCTATCGGACGCTTGCCGGGATTGCCTTCCAGTATCTTTTGCGTGACCGCTTTCTTCGGTCTTCCCGCGCCCGGTCTTGCTCCACCGCTTGCCATACTGCCTCCCCTTTTGAATTTTTGATTTTTGCTCTGTTTTTTTGATTGTTTTGATTTCCCGCGAAATCAAAAAGGACGGTTGCCCGTCCTTCAATACTTCGTATTGGTTTTGATTTCTTTGATTTTTCCGTTTGATTTTTGATTTCGCGTTTTTTCGCGTTGGACTGCGGCCCCGCTCTTAGGGTGGAAATCGTCAAGTTTTCGACCTCCCCCTCCCTTGGCGGTCAGTCGTACTCTCTCGGTTTCGGTTTCCACCTTGAGCCTTCCTGTGCGCTCTTGCGTGAGTGACACGACCAACACAGGCTTTGCAAGTTGCTCGGTGCGAACCGCTCGCCGCCTTGCTTGATGGGAACGATATGGTCTACCATTGTCGCTCTCGTCCTTTTACCCGCTTTCAAACACTCCGCACAAAACGGGTGCTGATTGAGTTGCTGCTTTCTCGCGTGCAACCATTCGGGTGTCTTGTAAAAGTTCTTCGTGAAGTTATCTCGTCCGTACTCGTTGTATTGCTTGTCTACGAGCCGCTTGTGTTCTTCACAGTATTGCCCGTCCACGAGCTTTGGACAGCCGGGATAACTACATGGTCGTTTTGGTTTTCTTGGCATATTTATCTCCTGCCTACACTCTTATTATATCTGCCGTTTGTCGCGTTTTGGCGGTTTTTGGCTCGGTCGTGTCGCTTTTTATAACTCGGCTAAACAGTCGCTTATAATGGCTATCGCTTTATCTCTTCTTCTGGCGATTGCATCGCGCCCCAAGAAGAACCGCTTGCTCATCTCTCGCAAAGACATCTTTTGCAGATAATACTTGCGGATGATCTCGTCCAGTCCGTTCGGAAGTCCTGCAATGCAGTCTTCAATCGCCGTGATACATACGAGTGTCCTATCTTCGGTCAGGCCTTGTTTTTTCTTGTATTCCGCTATGGCTTTCTTGGCCGTATAGTTCTCCAAGTATTCCTTGATTTCAGTCGTTGTCATTGCAGTAGTCCTCCATTTCCTTTCGTCTTTTTTCTTCTCTTACCCGCTCGTCCCAAACCCAATCGCCGTTTTCTTTGGGGTCGATCTTGCTTTTCAGCCAACTTCGTATCTGTCCGCAGTCTTCCAAGTTTTCGTTCCAATCGTCTTCGAAACAGACTCCGCACAAATCCCACATTTGCATCGTTCCGAACTTTTGGCCCTTATAAAAGAACAGCAAAAGCATTTTATCGGCGGTTTCGTCATAGTACTTCCACTTGTAGTAATATCCCCAAAGTGTGCGACCGCCGTCATATCTGGATTCTATGTAATTTTCGCAAGCCTCTTTTATGTCGGCTTTCGGCATAGGCAGTCCGAGTATTTCCTCATAATCAAACTTTGCCTCTTCCGTTATCACCACTTTGTTGATATCTGCCATACTACTCCTTTTCAAACGCTTGAATTATCGCTTTTACCTCGCCTACGCTTTTTACGACTACCGCATATCCGCCCGCTTTCAATATTTGCCGAATCGTTTGCTGTTGCAGTGCCGTTGCCGTGTTTTTACCTACCTTGCATTCCAGACCTATAAATCTGCCCTTATAACAGACAATCAAATCCGGAATGCCCGCCGTTCCGTACATACCACCGTGTTCCTTCCAAAAGAACAGATTCGGAACTGTCTTCAAGTAATTGCTTATCGCTTTTATTAGGTCGCTTTCTTTCATTTCGTCTCCTATATATCCACCGTCACAACCGTCATCCGTCACTTACACAATCATCTCCCCTATACAAAAGTACCGTCACAACCGTCATATCCGTCATAAATGACACATTACCAGAATGACAGTAATCCCTCTTATTAGGGAGTATGTTTTTGTGACAGTGTGACGGAGTGACAGTGTGACAGGTAGTGTTTGTATATTGCTGTTTTCCTGTCACTCGCCGTCACTTTTCCGTCATTACCCAGTCGAATTCGACCAGTTTAACCGTCTCGATTTCGATGCGGTTACTCTTCCGAATCGTCATCACTATCAAATATCGCTTGCTGATACGTCGGTTTATATGCCTGTCTTTTACCGAAATAATGCACTCTGCTCGAACCGCTCCGTTTCATCGAGTGTTCGATGCCGTCATAGTAGAGCTGCGTTTCGATGTTCATTATCTCTTTGCCGAGAGCGGCGGTTGAGTAGATACACGGACTTCCCGTCACGTCGTACACAGCCTTGATTAGGTCTGTTGCTGTACCTTTCCAACCCATCGGATATTGTTTTATTAGGTCTTTTACAGTTTTCACGATAGGATTGTTCTCGTACTCACGCTTTTTGCGTTTGCGTTCCTCTTCCTCCGCCGTTCCGACCATATCCCAGCGATACTTCGTTTCATTGAAATGCACCATTATGTCTTGCTGACGAATATCTCGTCCCGTCATAAACAATACTGCGTTTTCATCTTTGCGCTTTTTCTTGTAGATGATGAATATATTGTCGGTGACGCCCATAATACCATTCGATCCGGAAATCATATTGAACACGTCGTTTTCGTCCGCCATCTTACGTAGGTGATGAACGAGTAAGATGCAAATTTTCTTATTGTCGGCATACTCTTTCAGCACACCGAGTTCTCGGTAGTCGGTCGCATAGGACATTTCGTCTTTCTTCGCCGAACCCCTTACTTTTTGTAAGGTATCGATGATAATCAGTTTTATATCCGGATGCTCCTCGAACTCTTCGTCTATCTGCTGAAGAAGTCCGCCGTCCATACCATTGGCGCGTATTGCTAAGTAGAAATTACTCGGCGCTTTGTCACCGTCAATCACCTTATTCAGTCGTTCTTTCAGTCGGAATAAACTGTCTTCGAGAGCAAGATACAGACAACTGGATTGATTTGTTTTATAGTCCAAAAACTCCTTGCCACGGCTTATCGCCAAACACATCTGCATTGCCATCCAAGACTTGCCGACCTTGGACGAAGCACACAGTATCGCCAAGCCTTGCGGCAAAACGTCCGGGATTAACCACTCCGGCGGTGGTATGTTCGCCGTTTGCAGGTCGCTTGCCGTAACGCTCGCAAACCCGCGCTTGTATATTTTCCTTACTTCTCGCTTTGCCGCTGCGACCGACGCTTTTAGTCCTTCGGGGTTAGACATCAAGAGTTCGTTCGGATCTTTCTTTTCTCCCGCCACATTGAATACCACGTGAGGTATCTTTGCCGTTTGGAGTTCCTTTTCAAGCGTTTCGGTTGCCTTTTGCCCCGGCTCGTCATTATCCAAGCACAGCACAAGCGGCGCGTTCGGCTTTTTCGTCTTTACTTCCTTGACGAGCTTGTTTGCCCCGCCGACACCGAGATGCCGCCGCATTGCATAATAGACAAGGCACAGAGCGGACTCTCCACGATAAAGACTGGCTCTTTGCTCGCTCCCCACAACGCTTTGCGATTGAACAGTGGCTCCGCACCCGCCTCTTCGTTTGTCGGTTTGTAGAACTTTTTGTCGAATATACTCCGCGTTTGGTAGTATCGTAGTTCCGATGAGTACGGCAACACGATTGCGTTTCTTTTTACGTCATAGCCAAGGTAATATTTCTTTATCGTTTCTTTGGTCAGACCGCGTTTTTGAAAATAGTCGGTCTTGTCCGCGTCTTTGATGCACGCTTTCAGGTAGTCTTTTATGCTCGTTCGCTTGGAGCAATCGTCCACGTCGATATGGAATATCTCGGCAAGAAGTTTTGCCGCCTCTAACGGCTCGACTTCTTTTATTTTTGACACAAAGGTTATGACGTCACCCGTCTCTCCACACCCGAAACACGTGAATATATTGTTCTTGCGGTCTATCGAAAAGGACGGAGTTTTTTCCCTATGGAAAGGACATAGACCTTTATCTCTGCTATTTAGTTTGACTCCGAACGTTTCTACCGCATCGGCTATATTAACTTGGTCTTTGACCTTCTCGAAAATATCCGTCATCGTTCCTCCGTTTTGGGTTTCCGGGCGGCGGACTTTTACCGCCACCCGTTGCCCGTTTGTTTTTATTCTTCGTCAAGCGCCGTGACCTTGGTTGCCATTGCCTTGACCTGTTCTGCCAAAGGAAGTACGTTCTTGAGTTCTTCCTCGGTCAAGTTTCGGTCGACTGCAAACACCGCCTGCGAGTAGTTGATACCGCCGCTGTTCTGTGCCTTTTTCAGCGTGAACTTAGTGACCACGCTCACCGTTTTCTTTCCTTTGGAAAGAAGTCGCATTACGTACTTACTGAATTCGGCAAGACTGCCCGTCGGGAGCGAGAGAATAATCGGCAGAGCCTCGCCTTCACGAAGAAGGTAGATTCTTCTCTTCTGCTTGCACGCTTTTGCACCGTTCTTGCCACTGCCGAATTTATTGAACTCGCAGTCGGCGCACTGTCTGATTTCCCCACTTTCCGCTTCGATACCGATGCGTCCGTCCATCGAGCCGCAGTCAGGCGGATTGTTCCCGCCCGTGTACTCTTCCTTGTAGTAGCACGAGATGGGATGATGATACAAAATCACCGCTTTGAACTCTTTCGCCGAGTCTGGACTTTCGGGATCGTCACCCGGTACTTCGTAGGCAAGACCGCCGCCTGCCGGGATTTTGATTCTCTCGAACGAGGGAGTCAGTCCGTCAAGCTCTTCTGCGAAGATCTCGCCAAGGTTTGCATTCGCCCCAAAGGTAAGTGCCGTGTTTTCTTTCTTTACGATTTCGTTTGCCATTGTGTTTTCGTCTCCTTAAATTAATATTTTTTCGATTTGGCAACGCGGATACTGTTCTTCTCCGCAATTTTTATGAGCCCGTCCAACCATTCCGGGAGTATGCCCTCATTCGCCGCAATAAGTTCCTTGACCGTTGCCGAAAGCGTTTGGCTGTTGATAGTGAACAAATCTTCGAAGCCGTTTTTCTTCATGACTTCCCATAGTTCGCCTTTCCTTTCGGGTTCGGGTGCCGGGTACTCTTGCGTGATGAGCGAGAACGTAGTTCCGTTACGATTGAACGAAGTCAACTCTTCCGTGGTCATCAAGTCGATCATTTCGGTTGTTACCCCGTCAATCTCTTCATTGATGCCCTTGACCTCTCTTTCGAGGTCGCTCTTTTGCGTCCGCAGTTCTTTGAGTCTGTCGGACAGTTCCAGCAGTTTCGTATTCATCTGATACCTCCTGTTTTGTTTGATTGCTTTTTCAAGCGGAATACCTTTCTTCAATCGAGACGCGATCGTGCTGCGAGATACCCCGTATATCCTGCAAATCTCCGCAAGCGTGAACACTTTTCCGTACATCACATACCGTTTTGTTCGGCTCGTATTGCTGTTCTGCCTGTGTTTAGGTATCCATTTACAGTTATTCGGGCAATAATCTCCGCCGTTGTCGATACGCTCTATCGTCAAGCCGTCTTTGTATCCGTGCGACATTGCCCAATAGAAGAAAGTCTCAAAGTCTTCCCATTCGGCACACACGCACACTCCCTTTGCGCCGTAATACTTAAAGTCCTTGCTCTTTGGATTAGCGCATCGCTGTTTCATATTTGCCCATATTCGATGCAGCCGCAGTTCTCCGTTCGGCATCGCTTTTTGCATCTTGCGGTAACATCCGCACGACATCGTGTGTCCGTTGACAAGGTCCGTTCCCCGTACTATCGCCGTTCCGCCACACTCGCACTTGCATGCCCACATCAAAGCCGTGTTCTTTCCGTGCGGTGGCAACGGTTCTATTGCCGTCAGTCTGCCAAACTGTCTTCCCGTCAAATCCTTAAACTTTCCCATGCAGTAACGTCCTCCAGTTATCTACCATCAGTTTCGCAATATCGCCTTTGTGCTTTACTGCGTTCATTATCTTTTCATCCACCGTGTTCTTCGCCACGAGATGAATGTATAGACACTTTTCTTTCTGTCCGATTCGGTGAATTCTTGCTCGGCTCTGCTCATAGTTCGCATAGGAGAAGTCCAACGAATAGAACACCGCCACGCTTGCCGCCGTCAGCGTTAGCCCCATTCCCGTGGTTTGCAGTTGCCCCACGAACACTTTTACATCCGGGTTCTCTTGGAAGTCTTTCACTTGCTCCGCTCTGTCCTTCGTTGCGCCGTAAATCAACCTATAGCCAAACTTTTTCTTTTCGAGCATTGCTTTTATGGCTTCGATTTCCGGGACGAACCTTGCGAACACAACTACCTTTTTGTCTTCTTCCACGCAACTATCGATGATATCTTCGAGAGCCTCTATCTTTGCCGTACTTACGGTCTGCGGCTTGGCGGTTGCATCGTCACGGATAAACCCGCCCGTACATTGTGACAGTCTTAACAATTGCGTCAGAATGTTCCTTGCCGTCACTTCCGTATCGGCGGAGAGTTGAGCGTAGCAGTCCTCTTCTATCATCCGATACACCGCCTCGGCTTTCGATTCGAGTTTTATCGTTCGCACCTCGTCTATGAACGGAGGCAAGTCGACTGCGTCCTGTATCTTGATTCGGAACGCTATCTTATGCACCTTTTCCACGAGTTCCGGGAGATGATTGTACCCTACGATTTGGTGGTTCTGATAACCGCCCATCACGGCATAGCGATTGCGGAATAAGTAGTAGGACGATCCGAGTATCTCTTCGTCCAAGAACTTATACTGCGAGAAGAAGTCCAGCGGATTGTTCGTGACGGGAGTTCCCGTGAGTATGACGTTGAATTTTGTCTTCTTTCCAAGTTTATGCAGTGCCTTGGACTGCGCCGTGGTCGGGTTCTTAATCTTGGACGATTCATCACACACGATCATGTCGGGATTCCACTTTCCTATCTCCGCCTCAAGCCGCCAAGCTGATTCGTAGTTCACGACTATGACCTGCAATGCCGAGCCGTTCATGTATCCAAATGCCGTCTTTTTCTTTGCAATCGAGCCGTCCAAAATCGTCAGCGCATACCGATAATCCGCAAACTTTTGGAACTCTTCTTCCCACACGCCGACTATAGACTTTGGTGACACAACAAGCACTTTACCGACACGCTTTTGGCTGTTTAACGCACCTATTAGCGCAATAGTCGTGATTGTCTTGCCCGTTCCCATATCCATTAGGAACGCTACCGCCTTACCCGTATCGAACTGTTTTAGCGCGAAGTTGTATGCCTTTACTTGGTGGCTGTAAAGGCTGCCCTTTATCGGCGGTTTTATGGTCGGTTCGGCATTTCCTTTGTTGTCCGTGCTATCTGCCGTCAAAGCCTGTAATTCTTCGTCAAGCGTTGCTCCGAGCAGTCCGAGCGTTGTCACATTTTCTTTCGTAAGCGGGACTACCCAACACTTATCATCCACATCGTAGAATCTGTCCTGCATATCCTTAATGCTCCCTCGATATGCGAACGAATCATATATTCGTATCGTTTCGTTAGATCGGACAGCGTACATTCATTCCCTCCCAGTCGATAACCTTGACCATTTTCTCCGCGCCGAATGCGTTCATCATTCGTTCGCTTTGTTCGTAACTGAACGGAAGACCGCCGAGCAATATTGCCGTTAGTTCCGCTCTGCTGATTTCAAACTCGATACAGAACAGCGACAGATTTCCGCATTCGTTCTTTACCATCTGGATGAATTTTTTTGTATTTACTTTCATTTGTTTCCTCGCTTTGGCTCTTTGAATTTTTTGAGAATGCCTTTCATCGTTTCAAGTTCTTCTCCCGTGAGCCCTACCGCTAATTTTTCAAGAAGGTTAGATTGCTTTTTGGAAAGGTATTTCATTCCAAGTCGGTATCCATCGTCTATTCGAACCCCACCGCCATGTCCTTGAACCGTGTATACCGGGTAAGACAGTATGAGTTCTTGAATATCGCGTTTTATTGTTGCTCTTGATGCCGAAAACTCGAACATTAAGTTGTCTATCGTTTCGAATTTTCGTTCACATAGAACTTCGAGTATTTGCATACGACGTTCGTTAGCACTCAACTGTCTCACCTCCCTTGCTCTTGATGGCTGTATTCTAAAGGTCAAACGGCTCACTTTTTGAACCATTTGGAAAAGTTTTTTAAATTTTTTTGCAAGCGGAGGAAATAAAAAAAGCCACCGACATAGGAGACGTATCCAATTAAGGATTATCTCGAATGTCGGTGGCCTCTCAATACTGGTTTAACCTACCGCTCTAATACGAATGAGGGACTTGGCTTTACAATGTCACTGTTTCAGACCGACCAAGTATCGTTCGTAAGAATATTTAATTTTTTGTATTTTTACCATGTTACTTCTTGCCCTTCCGGGGCAATTAATTCCATTTGAACTATTCTTCTGCTTTTCGCATTCGCAGTTGTAATCGTTCCGCAATTCGGGCATCTTACCCGAACAAATCCTTTCTCGTCCTTAAAGCCTACAAGGGGATGAAAACAGTTATTGCAAACCATTTTCTTTGCCCCAATGCTACCTTTATGTTGCATTATGTATGCTCGCCTCCTATTTCCCTTGATACCATGGTTTTGGATTTTTTCTACTGCATTTGTGCGGTCGGGATCTCCTACACTGAAGTAGAAAAACCGATGTATCACTATGTGTCTTTTGCAACTCGACTAAACGGGGCGGGTTTTGTCGAGATTATTTTGTTTGTATCGCCTTGGCGAATGTCTTATAGTCATACAAAGGAATGGACTTTGTCTTTGCGTACTTGAGCGGCAAGACTTCTCTCTTGCAACACTCGCACTCAAACCAACCATTAGTTTCGTCAAGGTATAAGTTTTTGTTTTCCGTGCCACACAACGGGCATTTCACGTTATACGTCATTGTTTTGTAAATCCGCCTCCCTTGCGTTTGTTAGTTTTCCAGATCTTTAATCACTTTGATAGCAACACCTTGTATTCGACAACTATTAACCACGATATCTTTCATTCGTTTGTTTTCGGGATGAAGTACGATGATTCCCTTTTTGTTATCGGGGCGATAGCGTTTAAGAGTTACTTCATTCTCCACAAGCGCAACTACGATATCGTTATAATCCGCAGTTTCCTGTTGTCTTACAAGCACAAGGTCTCCGTCATTGATTCCTACGTCAATCATTGAATTTCCGCTTGCCGTGAGCAAGAAACACTTTTTTGCGTTTCCTACAAACGATGCCGGGAGTCTGACATATCCATCTATGCACTCATACTCTTCTGCAAGAGGACCGCAAGGAACATACCCAAGCTTTGCAACCGACACGGTTTTCTCCGTTCTCGACTGCTCAATGGACTCATACCCATATTCGCCTCTCGCAATTATTCCTTGTTCCGTCATATACTCCATGTATCTCTGCACAGAACTCTTTCCAACTCCCAATGCTTCCGCTATTTCTCGAATGGGAGGTATTCTCCCCCTTTGCTCGCACTGGTCTTCAATGTATGACTTGATTCTTTGAACTAACTCGCTGTCTTTTGTTCTCATTTTGTGATGGCCCTCACTTTGCCTATTCGGGACACTTGTCCCTGATAGCAACACTATTATACTTCTTTTGCTCAAAGAAGTCAAGGCTCTAAAAGGTATAAAATTGGGGGTGTCCGCACGCCATGACACCCATTACTTTTTCGCAAAAAAAAATGGCAGTCACCACTTGACTACCATTTTAGTCTTCTATATTTTCAAGCGTAAACAACGGACTATCAAAGAAAGCATTTAGTCCAATACCCAAGCCTTGACACAACGCACTAATCGTTCTAATGTTTACCGCAATGTTTCGACGTTTCTTTATATCGCCTATCGTTGACTGATCTACTCCCGTGAGCATAGAAAGACGGTATGCGGTCACTTTCTTTTGCTCCATGAGTTCTATAAGTCTTACCGATACTGCATCGCCAATAGTCATGACTGCACCTCCTTTACTTGTTTTTCGCTCAGTAATAGTATAAACTTTTTATTTTTGAAAATACTGGGCAGAAACCCAGTATTGCTTGATTTTTGCCCAGTATTTTGGTATAATTTTCGACGAGAGGTGTAAGTAAGTGAAAACAGTGTGCGTTACCGGGCATCGCCCAGCTAAATTACCTTGGAAATACAAAAAAGAAGGACCCGATTACGATGAGTATATCGAGTCCCTCGCTTGTTGTGTGGCTGAATATATTGATGATGGTTATGATCACTTTATTTCAGGAATGGCTCTCGGTGTGGATATGGATTTTGCCGAAATTGTCCTTGGATTAAAAAATGAATATGGTCTTAACATCTCTTTAGAATGCGCTATTCCCTGCCCAAACCAGACAATGAAGTGGCCGCCAAGTGAAATTGCAAGATATAACAATATCCTTGAAAAGGCAGATAAAATAGCGCTGGTAAACGACCACTACTTTCGCGCTTGCATGCTCGTTCGGAACGATTATATGGTAGACCACTCCGACACAGTTCTTGCCGTTTGGAATGGTGAGCAAGCTGGCGGGACTTGGCACACAATTCAGTATGCCAAAGCCAAAGGCAAGCAAGTCGATATCATAAGAGTCGAGCAAAAATAAAGATAACGCGCTATTTGGGATTTTCCCAAACAGCGCGTTTTTATTTTACTTGGCTAAATAATACTTTTTATCTCCTCGAACAACAATTTCGACATCTTCCGCAAAAGGATTATCCGTATCATAGGAAAGTTGTTTCATCTCGGCAGTTTGGCTTTTAATTAAGTCCACCGTTTCTTTATCGAGCGATTTATACATCCACTCTTCTTTTATTGCGGTTATCGGCTTCTCCAATAACTTTGCAAAAAATCCTGTATTCTTGCGTCTTTCTTCATCAATGTCTATTTGCAAATGCTCGCATTGCTCTTTGTGCCAAGAAAATATTTGTGTATGGATTTCGTCCAATTTTTTAGTATGTAGTCCAAACGAACCATAGCAATGCTCTTTTGTCTTCGCTCCCATACTCAATGCGAAGTCCAACTCATTGATTTGGGCAAGCACTTGCACAAGGATGGACTGGTAACGGCTCCACTTCTCTATCTTCTTGATTGCCGAAGCATAACTATCATAGGTCGGTTGTTCTGTTCCCAAAATCGTTTCGATCTCTGCCTCCGCTTGATTTAGTAACGTTTGACAATCTTTCCGAAGTTCTTGAATGTTATCCAATTCACGGAGTCGAAGTTCTTCGTTGGCGACGGTATCCATTTGGAATTTCGAAATATTGTAGACCGACTCAATAAGCGATGCCGCTTGACTTCTATACTGAATATCAAGGGTTGACGCAATGCCTTTTAATTCATTCGATATTGCGCCAATCTTCGAGTCGATTTGTTGCATATAGTATTGCCCGACAATAATCGATGCTACGCTAAACACGGTAACACCGACATTCGCCACTTTACCGAGTTTGGACGGATTCACTTCTAATAGGTTTGCGTGTTCGGCAATGCCGTTCTTCCCCATAGTCATGGCTCTTTTCGCTCCAGCCATGGTGTGGGAATCCACCAATTGTCCGCCGTTTTTCAAAACAACCTTATATAGCTTTTCTCCCGTACTGCCAACGGCTTTTGCAATGTTAGCCCCTGCAACGCTCGCTGCCGGGATAACCGCATCTATTCGAGCTAAAACAGAAGGCTCTGTAATTTCAACCCAATGCCCTTGCGTTTCATCGAATGTTATCGGAAGAGACTCCAATACAACTTCCAAGCCTTTATCCGCATCGTCAATCGCCAGTGCTTGCGTTAAAGTATCCCCTATCTCTTTGTTCTGTTTCCTTTTCTTAAAAATATCGAATATGCCCATAATGCTACCTTAATTAGAGGATTGCGAGGGAAGTTCGTTACTATACTTCTCTATTTCGTGTATCAATTTTTCTTGATCATCTTTATGGTTAAATCTATTCCAAGTTTTGACAACATGCTTTAGATCTATCAGAAAAGCATGTACGAACTCGTATCCTTCCGTATTACCTTTCCACGTCGACTTTGCGAAACCAATGTACTGAAGATTATCATTATCATCGGAGCGAAACACATCGCGTTTTTTATCATACGGTAACAGAAAAGCGTTATAAATCCTACCCACAGGAGTTTTTGCATTGCGTTTGATATAATCGCCATATGTTATCTGCTTTTGAATCGATGTGGTTTCAGGAAGATCCTCTTCTCGTCCTGTGAACCCAAAACGATAGAATTTTGAGTCAAGGATATACACGTCTTCACCATTTCGCAAAATCGTGTCTGGTCTTAAATCACTACTATCCGTTTCGGCAAAATCATTTTTAACCAGTTGCCACTTTGCTTTGGGGTTGAAGTCTCGCAAATCTTTTTCCGTCCCAAATATCGCGTCAATCATTCTTTCAAAGATGTAATAATACGAGTCGACTCCGTAAACAAACTCTTTATTATTGTCGGTCGAATCCAACCCCATCACGACATTTAAAAGATGTTTCAAGCGCAATCTCTTATCATCATCGAAAGTGTGATCGAATTCTTTTTTAAGTGTTGCAATATATAACTTTTTAATCGATTCGTTATACTGTGGTATCTGTATATAACTCGAATTAAGATTAAACAGCCATCCTATGTAGTCTATACTGCGCTTAACACAAAAACGATGGATCTCTACCAAAAGGTTGTCAACCGTGTTTTTAACTGATACTGTTATATTCGGGAAAATGACATTACCATTCGATACAATTGCTTGTGATTGCATTGTTCGTTTCCAGTCGATTCTTCCAGATTGGTTTGTTTTATAAATCTTTTCTCTGTTGACATAAAAGCCATTCGCAAGGAAATCTTTGATTACCCATAGGTAAGAAAGCAACGCAAACTCCCCCTCTCCCGTTGCCTTGTTATATGCACTCGACAACTGTGATGAGGAGGTTTTTGCTATCCCTATAGTACGTAAAAAATCGATTATATCTCGTCTTACGTCGGGATTGTCCATTGAAAAACGGTACGTTTCCGGATAATAGAAATGTATCTCATTTCCTTTGAACTTCAACCCCACGAACGAATCATCGATTTTATTCGTAACAGGATGAGAATAGAAATTATCTATTCGAATGCCTTTAACCGAGGATTTCATCTATAAATACCTTTTGTCCTTTTTCCATGTATTCGACAATCAATTGGTCAAGCGTTTTTATATCCGGACCAAACCAATCTACATGATTATACTTGGCTACATCATCCCAAAGATATTCAAGCAATTTGTATGCGAACTCTTTTTTCTTTACCACATCGGTTTCGCCTGTTTGCTCTTTGCATAATGTTTCTTTTCCAATGAAGTATACACCAAGTTGCTTGTCTTCCGATGACAACTCGTCCGCATTCTTAACAATATACCTGTTAATTGAGTCAACCAAATGTCTCCAAGTTACCCCTGTCATACCGGGTACATAATACTCTGCGTACTCATGGTCTTTAGCAAAGACATTTGGCAGCTTTTCAAACTTCCAACGACGCTTGAATGCCGTATCCAAAGTGAAAACATTTTGGTCACTCGTATTCATAGTTGCCACAATGTAAAGATTGGACGGAATAACGATATAGTCAAAATGAATATTCTTGTCTTTGAACACCTTGTTCAAGTAGTCCTGAAGATTTACATTAGTTATCTTATACTGGCTCTTACCTTCTTCCGTTCTATCGAGAAGTTGGAATATGTCACCAAATATGCTTGCCGCATTTCCACGGTTTAACTCTTCGATAACCAAAGCAACGGGTTCATTAGGCCGTTCTATCGCCATTTTCATAGCAAGCGCAAACGGTCCGGGATTGAACTCGTATGTAACAGACTTATCCTCCTTCACTTTCGGAATAATCTGTCCCACGAAATCGGTGTTGGTATAATCTTGATAGAATGTCGTTCTTATACGATGTTGCTCGTCATTTGAAACATCAAATGCTTTCAGTAACGTGTTCTGAACATAATACGACTTACCACAGCCGGGTGTTCCGTATACGACAACGTTCTTTCCGTTTTTGATTTCGGATTCAAATGTGCAAAGTGCATTTTCCACAACAGGTTCTTCGTTGTCCTCTATTTCGCCCAAGGAATCCAAATTGTAAATCACTTTGGAAAAAGCCAATGTCGAAATTCCGCACTTCTTTACAAATAAAGCAATTTGTCCCATACGAACAAAAGAATTTCCATCCGGCTCCTCATCTATTGCGGTCAAGACTTTGTTTTGCCACTCATCATTATAAAACGGAGGGAACAATTGAGGGAACAGCATATGGAAGTATTTGATTACCCACTTTTTGTTAATGGTCGTGGGCATCACTTCATATAATTTTGTATTCAGTTCCGCATAGTCTTTCAACTCCGTCAACTCGCCCGCATCTTCTATTATCTTAACACCCGCAAGTATTTCATTTCGAATAGTTGTTCCAAGGGCTATAGCGTCTTCGAGAGATAAGTTTTTCGGGTTTCTCGAAGAACCTGTCATCCAAGATTGTTTGTCGGCATTGAAATAAAGACCATACTTATACGCCGATCCTCCGCCTATTCCTCCAAATTGAGAGAATTGTTTATCGAACTCAAGTACATAGCAAAGATTTTCTTTGTCGCGGGTTTCGTTAATAAAGATTTTGTGCAGTAAGTCTTTTCCATCCACAGCTTTTAACGCTTCCGGACCATACTTTGCTCGAAAATCCTTATACAGTTGGTCAGCCTCAATATCCAAAGCAGAAAATTTATCTGCTGCAATAGCGAACCATTCAGGAGTAAATGTTGAATTTTGTTCATTTTCCAATGAATCATCACATTCCTCCACATCCATATATATTTGATATGAAGCTTTGTTTTCAGCATAAGTTTTTGACGTATCTGGATCCCAATAGCCATTATAAGTCAAAATGTCAAATAATGCTGCCTTATTTTGTTCTGTTAGCGAATCATGATGAATATAAAGAGATTGCTTATCATCCTCTGACACACAACCAGACCATGTCAAAATTTTTAACATTTCTCTAATTTGACGTTCATCTTGCTTCCAAAAAATATTGTTTACATTTCTTTCTACAGTATTTGGGAATTGACCTGTTTTCCTAAACTCCAATATCGTCTGAATTAAATCAACTATGTTAGGAGTTTTTGTTTTGGCTATTGCAGAATTAAAAAAGATAAAATTTTTAATTTCTTCTCTTGTTAAAAACGCCTCATTATAAAACATATTCATTGTATATAAAACTTGCAGCACAACCCTCATTGGGGCAAGAGTTATTCCATCATGAATTGCATCGTTCATCGAATCAGATGTTCGAGGATTTGGAAACTGAAATTTCTTGATAAAGTTTAGTACAATTTTCCTAACATGCCCATTAGAACAATCCACGGCACATTTACTCGTATTTGTAAGATTAAAGTAAAATCCGAGAGTATTCATATTGTTATTATCATTTTTATTTTTTTCTGCACTTGGGACAGTATTAGTCACAAAGCAATGTCCTGCTTTTGTAAGAGCCGATTGCAAATTCGTAATTCTTAAATCATTTGTAAACAAATAATGGTACATTTGTCTATATTTCCTCCAATAGTTCACTAATTGATTCAGCCACAGCCTTGGCTAATTTCGGGGGAACTGCATTTCCTATCATCTGATATGCATTACCTCGATTACCAATAAAATCAAAATCATCCGGGAAAGATTGTATCCTTGCCGCCTCTCGAACGGTTATCGTTCTACATTGCATGGCATCATAGTGAATAAATCTATTGCCGTCTTTATATAAATGCGCAAGAATTGTCGTACTTGGTTCATTGGGATTAAGTACGTGATAGCGATGTATTGGAGATTTTGATCCCACTTTTTCTTCATAAAGCTCGCTTATTCTTTGACTATTAAATTCACATCGTCCCGAAGATAAATCGTCAGCTAAAATTCGGAAAGTATCCATATCTCTCATATTATTATATCTTGGGATATGCCAAGTCACTGAACATATGGGAGTAGAATGAGAAATATGTCTTTTGTGGTGTTCCTCATCATAATAAGGAATACAAGGGGGTAAATCCCCAATCGCTTCTTGCACCGTTACAGTTTTTTTACTTTTATATTTCGGTAAAATTTCGCGATAAAACTTGGATAAAAGTCGTTGAGTTTCTCCTTTAATTTTACGGATTCCAACAATAATCATTCTGTTTCGGTTCTGAGGAACACCATATTCTGCTGCATTTACAATCGCTAAATGCATATCATCAATTATCTCATACCCTATTCCAGCAAAGCTTTTCTTTATTAAATCTGTAACCAGAACGCCACTCGGCATAGCGCTTAAAATTCCAGGAACATTTTCAAAAACAAAAACCTTGGGTTTATATCTTTGAACAACGCTCAAATAATGTTCAAATAGATAATTTCGATAATCATTTTTCATTCCATTTTCATCTCTTACTCGCCCAGCAACGGAATACGCTTGACAAGGAGGCCCACCTATTATGACATCGATACCGCCAGCCCGTTCAACATAATAATCAAGACCTTTTGATACTCCATAATCAACATCGCTCCATCCATGGAATAATTCAAATTCTCGCTGAATATCAAAGTGCATCACGGTTTCATCTACATTAGGCTCTCCCCATTTATATTTTAATCTATTTCGAAGCGTTTCAACTTGTGGCTTTAACCACTCTACAGCAGCTATCTCACAATATTTTCCTGTTTGGAGAAAACCTTCTGTTAATCCACCACAGCCAGCAAAAAGATCTATCATTCTATTCTTCATTTTGTTTCTCCAATATGAGCTTAAGTTTTTTAGCCACCACTTCTCCAAGCATTGGAGGAACAGCGTTTCCTACTTGTCTGTATTGCTCAGCTTTACTGCCGTAAAAGATAAAATCATCTGGAAAACTTTGTAATCTCGCGCTTTCTCTTACGGTTGGGATTCGGTTCCACTTGTAATGGAAGTGAGATCTATGTCCAGTATTTATAGTTAAAGATGGTTTTTTACTATTATATCTTGTCAATGCTTCATGATACTTAAATCGAGCGCTTAATTCTGGCGGTAAAGCTTTATAATTCTTTCCCTCTGGAATTAATTTCAATAATTCTACTGTTTTGGGCTCATGTATACTCCCTATATGGTTATAAATTTTCTGCGAATTTTTTCGCATTACTCTTTGATAATTTGTTAATGGCTCACACTCATATTCTTGAATTGCATCGCCATATATGCCCTCTAATGCTGGCAAATCGCCGATAGCATCTTCACAAGTCACATATTCCGATGGCAAACAGATAGGATCAGGAAAAACAAATTTCTCTTCAGATTCGAGTAATCCAACAAAAAACACTCTTTTGCGTATTTGAGGAATTCCAAAATCTGGAGCATAAAGGATTTTAGCCGTCATAGTATAACCAAGCACAGAAAAATCATCTATTATCCTTTTAGCACCTATACCTCCATTCGTTTGTAACATGCCAGGAACATTTTCAAGCACAACCGCTCGCGGTTTTAAGATTTTCGCAAGTTTTACCATCGCTAAATACAAATAATTTCTCTTATCATTCATATTTCGAGGACCAGCTATCGAAAAACCTTGACAGGGAGGGCCGCCAATCAACACATCTAATTTAATATTTTTCTTATTTAGATAATTAGTTATAACAGACAAATTGTCATGATTAAATAAATCCAATTTCATTGCTTCTGCATTTCCGTGGTTCGCTTTAAAAGTTTTTAATGCCGAATCGTCAAAATCAACGCCTAATACCACGTCATACCCAGCATCGAAAAAACCTCTTGACAAACCGCCAGCTCCAGAAAATAAGTCAACACATGTAAGCTTTTTATTCATACAATTTCAAATTTCCTTAGTCCAAATTAATCGCACTTTTACCGCTTTTTACCCATTGATCAAGTTCCGATAATTGGAATTTCCACAATTTCCCTATCCTATGAGCTGGAATATCGGTTTTCTTTATCCAATTTCTTATAGTATCCTTTGTTACACCAAGATGATTTGCCGCCTCAGCTATTCCAACCCACTGTTCACCTATAAAACCATTCATCATTGTACCTCAAATTGATTTAATATATTATACTTCATTTTCTAAAAAAAAACAAGCAGTTTTAGTTGTGTTTGATATGATTTCATATGTTTTAATATGTAATATACACTACTTAAACTCATTAAAAAAATTCACTTTGTTAAGTTTGCAAAATTTCCACATTTCATTTGCATTTACTGCTTGTACATTTTCCCCTAAATAAACAGTCTTAATTGCAGGTGCTTGTATTTTTTGCCCAGCATCCCCAATCAATCTCCACTCTTTTTGATATTGCCATTTTAACTCTTTAGTCAAAAACATTCTCAAATATCTCGAACGATCCGCATCAATTAACCCATTACTCATGCCAATAATCATTTGCCCTATAAAATCATAAACAATATTCATTAAGACATTATTCTCACGTTGATCATTATAAACAACGGGAAACAGCAATTCTGAATATCGATAGTTTGATAAGTCGTATTCAACACAGTAGCCAGTACCGCCATTTGCATAATCTTTCCACATAACACTGTCGTTTTTTTCTGTTGTTAATGAACAAACGCCAAATTGTTCGCGAGCCTTTGCCGCCCTTATAAACAACTGCTCTATTTGCTCTCGCACTTGTTTATCATTAATACTCTCAGGAATATTCCCAAGCATATTTACCAAGGAAACAATATCGGCATTCGGAGCAAGTTCTTGTAATTCAAACGATGCATCCAATAACCAATTTCTTTTTACTAAGCCGTCTGGAGTCATTATGCTTGCAATGATACTTTGGATCCGTCTAAAGTTCACATCACCTGTATGGTCCCGTATTGATTCCATAATTTGCTCAACACAATATTTTGTTAGTTGACTTGTCTGTATATCAATATAGTCTTGAACATCAAAAGAGACCACACATTCACTTGGATCGTCTAATTTTTTTGCTGGACATAAGTATAAATATCCATTTTCAAGCATATCTTATGTGTGTTCATCAAACGGACGGTATTTGAATAATGTTCTTGGAACAGTGGAAGTATTACCTTTCATTTTATCGTTAATAGTTTTGATTTCTTTTGACTGCGTCATAAATCACCTTGATATATTTTAACTAAATTTATAACATACTCTTTTATTTTTTCTACCACTTCGTCAGGTCCGACCACTTGCAGTTTATCTCCAAACGACAAGCACCAACCGTAAAACGTTGGACTTAGTTGTACCAAAGCCTTAAATCTCACCGCATTTTCTCTTTCGGGTTCAAGTTTGACCGCATCTCCAAAAACATCAAAAATCACGTCAAGCAAACTCTTATCCGCAATAAACTCCACTTCTTGTTCCTCGCCTTGGAACATTCCGAACAAGGTTTTTTTGTGATGCTGTAAATCTATAGGATTTCCCTTATAAAGGTCTATAGGTTGATTAACGACCATTTCAACGTGATCCATCCGATCTATGCGGTAATGAACAACCCCCTCGTATTTGCCGTAATAACATATAAGATAGTAGTTATCATCGTCATAAATCGTAGCAAGCGGGTTGACATAATAACGTTTCCCATTTCGTCTATATACCCTTTCGTGTTTTTCATTAAAGTCAAAGTATTCAAATGAAACCTTCTTTCCATTTTCTATTGCGGCATTGATTTCGCTTATTGAATAAAAAATGTTTTCATTTATACTTTTAGTCGTGTTAAACTTTACAATATTGCTTTGTAGCAATTCCGCGCGATGACTTCCCCCAAGATTAGCAATTTTATCAACAAGTTCTTCGGTCTTTTTCGGCGTAATAAAACTCGATGCTTGAACCGCATCCATAAGAATGCGGAGTTCCGAAACGTTAAAACTGCGATCGGCAACACAATAGCCATTCGGCTTTCCCGGAGCTTTCTCGCACAACACTTCATATCCAGACTCGTTTAGAAGTTCTACATCCTTGTATAGCGTTCTTCGGTCACAAATAATTCCTATCGCCACAAGCCTTTCAATTATTTCGGTTGTCGACATATAATTATCTTCATCCGAATGTTGGCGTAATATTTCAAGTAATTTTATAAGCCTGATTTTAAAAGCATTTTCTTGTCGCATCAGCTACTCCTTACACCTGTCCCATTTTGACGTTTATAGTATAACATATTTTGAAACATTTGTAAAGTAATGGGTGTCCGCATTTGCGGACACCTATTACAAAGTCTATTATCAAATTAAAATTCCTGTTTACCCCTTATCCTCTTCTATAATCTCTATTGTTATATTGTGTTTATCGCAATATGATTGCAAGAGTTGCTTACTTAAAAAACTTGGACTTTTCGTCCCTTTTTCCCAACGATTTAGCGTTGCCGGGCAAACGCCAATTTCAGATGCGAATTTTTCTTGAGAAAGGAAAGCCTTGCCGCGCAATTGTTTAATTATTTGGCTATATGTCCCTTGTATTTTTTCATTAGAACTGTCCATCGAGTTTCTCCTTCGCACGATGCTCCGCATACAAACGAGAAAATGTATTCACCGAATTTTCTTCCGCAATTATCTCTGCTCGTGTCAAATCAAATATAACATTTTTCTTTATCTCATCAGTTTCACTAATCACGCGATATGATTGATTAGCATTCCATCCCATCACTTTAGAAATCAAATGAGTAAACGATTTGCTATAAATATCTAATTTCCCGTTGTCATCATTAAGGTTTTGAGGGACTCGAAATGACGTAAAAGTGATTTTTCCATACGGCTCAAGTAATAGCATTTGTTTTTCGTGGTGTATTTGAAACCTAATAAATTTCGGAGAACCAAGCAATCGTATAGTCTTTTTAAATATACGGATTGTTCCCCTTTTGTTATAAAAAGATATGTAAGTAGAACTTTTATTCATTGCCATCAACCCGCTTTGTTCCAACAAAGGCATCCGCATTGTTAAAATCAAATAAAAGCATCACCTTTTGATCTACCTGAACTAATCTGCCATATGCCTTATAATGATACCGACTATCAAAATTCCACATTTCAAAGATTTTTCTTCCCAATTGAGCGCAATCCATCTTACAATATTTAGGCTCGCTTTTACCCTTCTTCCATACTATTGCATCTGGCATACTCGATGATGATGGTCTTATAATGATACATTTTCTTCGTTCGTTTATCATTAACTGTATCGACTCACAGCTATTCAATGCTTGATATGCACCTTGTCCAAAAGCAATCGAAGTTGCCCACAGAGTAAGAACTGGTTCTGCTTGTTTTTGAAAATATTGGCTTTTAACTACTTGAAACCCATCAAGGTCTATTTCGTTCAAAAAATAATCGTTCATTTTACTTCTCCCATTTTATCTGTTGATATATATCCTTCCGCCAAATCTATCTTATATGATTCGTCATGCTCTTCAAACGGAACGCCAAAACACTCTCGCCAATCTTCAGGAAACCAAGAGCGCCGTTTCTTTGTTCCGTTGTTTACAAACATTTCGAAATCGTTAAGTTTGAAAAGGTATAATGCCTCGCCATTATATACCGCAGGTTTGCCTAACATCTTATACCTACATTCCTTATTCCATGCCATAAGGTCGAATAGTTTTGCTGCAAATATTTGGCAAATCATATCCCGGTTCTTCATTTCACTTTCTCCCCCACCGCTCGCCCAACGTAAAGAATCCGGGGCATCAGCTTGGCAAGGACGAACTATTAACCGCAATTCGTCGGGATGTATAAGCAATTGAATATATTTCACACCGGGGAATTTTCTCAAACAGGCCATATTGAATTTTATTTTATTATCCCATACCGTCACAGCAGGTTCTCTTGTATGTGCAAAAAATTCAGCCTTTGCTACCTGATAACCCGCAAGACTTACTTCTTCTTGTTCTTCTCCGGCAACAAGTTCTTCTTGTATATAATCATCTTTATTCATTGGTTATCACCGCCTTCATTCTTAATTCTTTCCGCACTTTCCATCAATTCCGAATGCGTCAAGATTGGAACTTGTGTTTGACCATCTACCATTACACAATCAACCCCACTATTCCAGTCCCCATGCCTTTTCGAATAGTACAAATCATTATCAAGGCTAAAATCATAGAATTCGTCACCAAACGAATCTTCCCATTCTTCTGGACACACGGCAGTGCGGCGCTTACGTTTTCCGCTTTCGTCTGTATCAAAAAGGACAAGCGGCATTGCATTAGAGAGATTAAAAATCATTATCTTATCATCACCTTTCTCTATCCATGTTCCCAACACTCTATAATTGAAATCAGGATTCCATTCCATAATTTGAAACAATGCTTTATTAAAGTGTGGACACGATATGGTTTTTATTAGAACGGGTTGTCCTTTACTGGTTCTCCAAGCAATACTGAAAGTATCGTTTTTATCACACGGCCGTATAGCAATTTTTCTTTCGGTGGGATGCAATAGCAACTGGATGTAAGAATAGTCCGTTAATTTTTTCCCTACCGAGGTATTAAACATTATCTTCTCGGCAGAAAAATTCATACAAGGCAATTCAGACCGTGCAGTTAAAAATTGTCCTCGCACAACCTGATATCCTGTTAAATCAAAATTACTGAAATATGATCGTTTGACTTTCTGGACTGTTTTGGTTACACGTACACTATCGGATGCATCGTAATAAGCATTTGGATCGTCATTACACCAATGATGATTTATCGGTACATACCCTTGGAATACCCCCATATCTATGACGTGCATGAAGTGCAACCCACCACGCATTCCATGTCTACGATTTTCCAAAAGAGTTTGAGCCGCTTCATATTGCTCAATTGTTATAATCGCCGGGTGATGCTTTTCATAAAGGTATTGGTCTCGATTCTGCCTATTTTTTCGTTTCTTATGCTCGTATATGTCGTATGTAAACGTCTTCCAAGTCAACACACTTCCGCAGTATCGTTCGTTGCGAAGAATATAGTTAATCGAACCCGAATTCCATTTTTTATTTCCAAGTTTCGTTGGGACATTGAGATCTGTTAATAACGAGGCTATTCCATCCGCAGAATACCCCGCTAAAAATGCATTAAAAATAAAACGTATTACTGCGGCTTCCGACTCTTCGATTTCAAGAATGCCATACTTTATATATCCGCCTGCGGCATCACGCGGTCTCCTATACCCATACAACTCTGGAGTCAACAATTTTTTACTCTTGAATCGCTCTTTCAACGACCAAATCATGCTTTCGCTCTTTTTAACAGACTCTTCCTGTGCAAATGAGGCCAAAATTGACAAACGCAATTCGGAATCTTCCGTTATGGTATAAAGACCATCTGTTTCAAAAAAGACTCCTACAGGAGGATTTTGTGCCTTCAATTCACGCACCAACGAAACACAGTCTATAAGATTCCTCGCAAAACGTGACACCGCTTTTGTTACTATAAGGTCATATTTTCCCTCTCGGCAAGCCGCTATCATGGCATTAAACTCATCTCTTTTTTTAAGAGACGTTCCGGAAATTCCCTCATCAGCATAAATGTGTTGCAAATCCCAATTAGGATGACTTCCAACAAGGTTTTGATAATGTTTTTGTTGCAGTTCAAAAGAAGTCAATTGCGCGTCATTATCGGTGCTTACACGGCAGTATGCACACACTCGAAGTCTTGTATTTCGACTGTATATATCTTCTTTTTCTCTGGCTGGAATAAAATACCCACCCGCCTCGTTTTCGACTTTTTTGTATAACTCATTTATAGTTTCTTGCCTATTCATTATCGTCCTCGCCGCGCGCCATTATCCAATACCAACCATTTTTCTCTTTTACTGATTTGATTGCAAGTTGTTCTTTGGCCGTGTTGACTGTTCTTTTTGATATTCCATTGTTCATACATTCTGTTAAAATCATTTTCGCCGAGCACTTTCCATTTTTTAATAAATCTTGAATTATAAATTTTGCTCTATCGAGCTTATCGTCCGCATCTTTGAATTCGTTCTCCATTATATCTTTTATTGTCAATTTGCTTCTGTTCATCCAAGTTATCGTTGAATTCATATTAATGCGGAATATTATCGAATCTCCAAGTGGCGCAAGGTTGTTTTTTATATGGGCAAGGATTCTAACATTACTTTCGTCAGGCATTCTCGCTATCATTAAGACACTACGTGCAGCAGCGGCTATATCAATCGACCCCAATCCCCTATATAATCCATTAGCACTCTTACCTTTACTCATGTGACCTATTAAGATTACCGCACAATTTCTCCGTGCCGCCATTTGCGACAATTTATTCATAATAGGACGAATATCCCCGGCACGGTTCATATCCGTACCGTTACCAAAATAGGCTTGTATTGGATCCAATATCAATACTCTCGCATTTGTTTCATCTAACACCTTTTCCAGTCTTTCATCTCCCATAGACAATGAGGCATCTGTCTCGTCTATGTATGCTATGTTGTCTAAATTTGCCCCACAAGCCTTCAAACGCGGGCAGATTGTATCTTCTTTACCATCTTCATTATTTTGGTATACAACGGCACTTAAAGCCGTCTTTTTATTTATAAAAGGCAAAGTTTCCCCATTGGAAACTATTGCCGCTAAATTCAATGCAAAAGTAGATTTTCCATCACCGGGATCACCTTGGATAATCGTAATTTTTCCATAAGGAATATACGGATACCATAACCAATCAACATTTTTACATTCTACGTTGTTGTAATAATTGATTTTGTATGGTTTTGCGTCCAAAGTATATTACCTCCCCCTTTCAAAAGCGCTGGCTCTTTTTACAAAAAAACTCTATAATATAGTTGCTACCCTATCGCGTTGCTCATTGGTGATACCACCAAAGGAATTCATGCATTTGTTAGACCGTATTTGATACTTCTCGTATTTCCACTAATATTCTAACATTTGTTTGACTTTCCTCTATAATACTTTTGTCCTAATAGCAATGGTTAATAGTCAAATAATATAAGACATCTGTCCAAACATCATTTTGACTTTCCACACTTCTTTAATTGCTATCAAATTAAAGGAGGTATTGTCATGGATAATAGCAAATTATGGACAAGTGCCAAGTTTTTTGAACGACTCGATTTTTTCTTGTCTGAAAAGAACTGGACGCTCTATCAACTCTGTAGTGATGTTGATATTACTGTCGATGCCATTTACAAAATGCGAAGACGTAATACCCTGCCGAGTTTGCAATCAGTCTGCATCATTTGTGATGCTCTTGGTCTTTCCCTTGCCGAATTTTTCAGCGTAGAGATACTGAGTCCAGATTGCAAAGCCATTATGGATAGTTTTGAAACTATTTCAAATCAATCTTTATCCGCTTTGGCTATTCTCGTTCAGCACCTTAAATAAGGATTTCACACGGACGCATGGTTTGCCCTCTAATCAAGCGAAATTTTGGTTTTCGCCTGACTTTATCGCTTGGTTAGAGCAAGCTTTCCATGCGTTCCTTCTTACCTATATACTTGGTTTTTGCCCAGTATAAAATCATAATAAAAGACCGAACAGATTCTCTTCTGCTCGGTCAATCCATATTCAAATCCTACATATTCAGTATATAAGCGTCCTACCTACATAGGTGGTTTGTCGTTAATGTCTCGGCAAATCGAGACACTCTAACTCGGTTGTTTTCAGGGCAAAACAGGTAATTCACCCCTATTCACCCTTAAAAAAAGTAAGAAAAATGCCGAATTCGTCTCTTTTTCGTCGAGACAAATTCGACATCATCCGTGGTGCCGCAGAGCCGTATATGTACGAACCTTTTAGAGAAGAAAAAACGGTTTTATCCGCTGTTTCTATCTCTTTTTCTGTTTTAACAACGTGTTCTTTCGTAAATTTGATGTGTTCAGGGTTGTCTGTAAAGTTATAAGTAATGACAACTCTATCAGGATAAAGAATTACTTCCCGAATAAAAGTATTTACTATTAACTTGCGGACTTTCATATCCGACGGGTTTTCAAAGACGAATCTGCTTAAAAACATTTCTATTTGCTCGACAGTTAAAAACGTATAATTGCGGGCTTTTTCTTTTGCAATGTCAAAATCATATTGAGAAATAAGCGTTTCAAGTTCGGTCAATCGACTTTTTGTTGCTTCGGTTATAATGCCCTGTTCGATTGCCTTAATCATATTGTTTTGTGCTTTTACAGCCTCTTTCCGTTTTTGCTCGATTAGTTTTAATGCAGAATTATCAGCGACCTGTTTTGTATGTAAATTGAATATTTCTTGCGCAACATTATGTATTGCCGCTGTGCTTTCAAGCATTTTTACAGTTGCATTTATAACGATATCTTCCAACCACTGTTTTAAAACGGCTTTCGTCGTGCATTTTGCTCGTTTTTTTCTACGTGATAGGCAAATGTAGTAATAATGAATATCTCCTGTATGAGAAGTGCCGCTTTCGCCGCCCATTTTATGTTTACATTCGCCGCATATAAGTTTTCCCGATAGAATATAGTCAAAAATCTCTTTTTTACGGCTTGGAGCGAGTTTGTTTTCTTCATTTATGGCATTAACAACGTTCCAGAGTTCGTCGGATATTATTCTCGGAAAAATCTTATCGTATATCTCGCCTTGGTGTTCGACAACGCCCGTATAACGCTTATTGTGTAAGATAAAGTATAAATATTTATGGTCAACGAGCATTCCGTTTTTGCGACGATATCCACATTCCTTGAAAATCTGGGCAATCGCAACCGCTTTATAGCCTTGTGAGTATTTAGTAAACGCCTCTTTAACGATTGCGCTTTCGTATTCGTTTATAACGTATTTTTTATCTACAACATCGTATCCGAAAATTTGCTGTCCACCTGTAGCATTACCTTTACGCCAACTTTCTTTTAGTCCACGGTTGACTTTCTGAGTTAGTTCTTCCGAAAAGTATTGATTAAAACCTTCTAAAACGGTTTCCATCATACGTCCTTCAGGACTGTCTGTTAAATTTTCCATAGCGGAAAGAATGGTTACGCCGTTATCTCTTAAAGTCTTTTTATGAATTACCGACTCGAATTTATTACGAGAAAATCTGTCCAGTTTATAGACGATAACGTATTGCCATTGCTTACGGCTGCTGTCTTTCAGCATTTTTTGAAATGCCGCACGATTGTCGTTTGTTCCTGTCATAGCACGGTCGATATATGTATCGACAATTAAGACACCTTGGTTCATTGCGTATTCCTGACAAACTCGAAGTTGTCCCTCAATCGACTGTTCGGTTTGGCTATCGCTGGAATAACGGGCATAAATCACTGCTTTTTTCATTTAGGTTATTAACTCCTTTAACTTTTTTTGTCTTTCGACGGAAACCGAACAATCCGAGAACGGCGGAGCCGTCAAGGAAAAGAAAAAAATATTGGATAAAGTCTGTTTCTTAAAAGTCTTCACAATAATTTTTTCCCTTGACGGATACGACGGGCTTGGATTAGGCTTTCCGCGAGAAAGAAAAAACGTCTTGTTTCTTTCTTGTCTACAAGATTACGAGTTAAAGTCGCAAGTTCTTTGCGAGTTTAAAAAAATAACTTCAAAAATCTTTTTAAAGTCGAAGAAAACCTGCGAGTTTGATTGCTATCCTTTCCACAAAAACAGGAGGCAGTCTTATGAAAGAACAAACAAAAAAAGAGCGTGAAGTTTACGCTATCGGTCGTCCAAGCATTGAAAATTTAACTTCGAACGAACGTAAAGCATTTTTCTCCACGCTACTTATGTGCATTATTGATTATTTTAAGAATGATAATGTTTCAGAAAACAAAAACTGTAATGATTTTCCAAACAAATAGTATACGATATTGAAAGTTATATAGGTTTCACCGTCAAAGTGTTGATATTCAGCCATTTTTCTTACTCCTTATACCGTTTTATACCACACCGAATATTCGACTTCAATATCTCTGCCTTCGTATTCGTAATACATAGTTACGTAACCTTTGAACTCATTTTCTTTTCCGATTATCGGGTGGCAATTCTTTTCGACGTCATCGAAAGCGCGGGTATAACGCTTTCCGTTTTTAGAAACGCATTTGCAGAATAACGTTCCTTCGTCGTTAAGAAATCCGAGACCGGAAATCTTTTCGTCAAAGTTTCCTTTAACTTTTTTGATTGAATAAACTACTTTTTTCATTTGGATTTACCTCCGATTTATTTTTCGCCTTTCGGCATAAACGGGGTAGCACCGGAAAAAGCAAATATCTCTGCGAGTTAAAGTCGCAATCCCGGAAGTCAACGACAAAGGACAAAATTGTTGCGTAAATGAAAAAAGAGCCAAACTCGAAATTGAGTCCGACTCTTGGTATTATTAAAGTTTTCAGCGACAATTTTTCCCGTTGACTTCCGATTTTTACTGTGCTACAACGAAAATGACGAAAGGCGATAAATCGGATCGGTTTTTATTGAAAAAAATATGCTTTTGTGCTATAATAATATTACTTTAATTATGGCGGAGTAGATATGCGTGCAGTAAATAAAGATGCTAAAAATGGGCAAATTAAAAAGTTTCGCGGCATAATGAAACCAATTAATAATTGTTATATAGCAAAATCACGAATGTATAATGTTTCTCTTAAGGGGTTGTCTATATATAATGTAAATTTTAAGGGTTCCATAATTACACAATCTTCTTTCAAAAAAACAATAATTACAGACTGCGAATTTTTAGGAACAAATCTTTCACGGTGCAATTTTAGCAATGCAATTATAAAGAACAGTGTGTTCTTAGGGGCAAAATTGACTGGAACTAATTTCAAAGGCGCAATTTTTGAAAACGTCATATTTGTAACTCAAAGACTCAGCGAATGTAAAAACCTTTCGTTTTCCTACGAGAATAATAAAGTTATTAAACAAATTGAAAAAATAGACTTATCAGAAGAATTAAAAAAACAAGTTGACCTGTATCATAATTTATCAAAAGACAAAATAACTCATATATTGAAATTAAAAAATTCAAAATACAATTTCTTGCATATCTCAATTCTTTTGAGTTCTTTTACGCAGGAACAATTATGTTATGCTCTTAACAAAATAATTAAATTTAAAAATTTTGATATACCTACGATTTTTGCTTTTGAAAAGGCTTGTAAAAAGTACTTAAATATGTTATAATAAAAATAAGCCCTGCCTCACAATCGAGGAGACTCGTTTGTAATTAGTGTGATTGATTTTCAATGTCGGGGGCGAAACATAATAATTAACATTCAGGAGGTGGTTGGTATGGTAAATGATATTTTATCTTTTGTAACTGTTGGTTGTATATTGATAAGTACCTTTTTAAATATTAACGCATCTCCTCGATTGTTTGAGGTTGAGTAAAAAATAAATTAATATGAAATTAGCCGAACGTTAAAATATGCGTTCGGCTATTATTTATCATTATCGTTTTATTTGCACTCCAAAATAATCTCGCGTAAAAAATAATACGAACTCAAGATTATCTCTCGGGTTCGTATTATTCTTCTCTGGTGCGGATGACAGGACTTGAACCTGCATGGTTTCCCACATGAACCTGAATCATGCGCGTCTGCCAATTTCGCCACATCCGCATATTTAATTGTTAAATTTAACACCATATCAAGCGTCGCACAATGTCACGCAACCATAAACGCACACTGCCACTTTCGCTTACAGCCTTAATACTATAGCACAAAAAAAGAAATTTATCAATAATTTTTTGGCAAATTTTGCGCCGATTGACAGAAATTTTTCTGCCAATCGGCTTAATTTTTGCTAAATAGTAGCCGTACACGCCGGCATAATACAAAAATCGGCGGTTACATTCAACGCGGTCGGGTTCGTTTCCGCCCTGAACGCCGCAAAAAACTACCCTTCCAGTGCGCCGAGACGGCTGTGGCAGGTAAAGTAAATCACCTGCGTACCGCACTTCGCCGACAAGTCCGCAAGCAGTCTTGTTGCGCGCGCAAAGTTGTCGTCGTCAAAGTTGACAAACGCGTCGTCCACAATCAACAGCGGCACCGCACCGTCGTAAAGCAGTTCCGACAGCGCAATGCGGAAACACAACAGCGTAATTTCCCTTATTCCGCGCGAATAGGACGTCATTCGGTTTGTTTGTCCGTTTTCCCTCAGGCGCACGGCAAAGTTGCGGTCAAGGGTAACCTCGTAACTGCCGCCCGTCACGTAGTCCACCAATTCCGTCACGCGGGCACGCAATTTGGGCAGGTAACTGCCCGACAGGTTTTCCTTGGCGGCGACAAGCAGTTGACTTACGCGTTCCGCAGTGTCGTACTTCTGTTCC